TACGTGCCAGAGTATTTTTGCTAGTTGTCGTTGGTTTCTTCTTCGTACCTTTTGCGATAGCTACTCCGGCTAGAGCGGCCCCACCGATAATCGCCACCGGTAATACCCACGACGGTGTTTCACTGCCACCACCTCCGCCACCGCCTACACGAGTTAACGATATCAAGGTAGTCACAGAGGGCACCGAAACCCAACCATTAATGAGCGGTGAGCCTCGCTCTATACTAAAAACAGTAGTTACTTCCGTAACTGGTACCCAGTTATTAATTACCGGCTCAGCGCGGGCTACGCTGAAAATAGTAGAAATAACTGGAACCCACTGGTTAATAACCGGCTCATTGCGAATAAGACTAAAAATAGTAGAAATAGCTGGAACCCACGCATTAACGACTGGCTCATTGCGGGCTACGCTGAAAATAGTAGTTACAGCCGTGACTAATACCCATCCAGGAACGGGTGTCGCGGATACGGTAAAAGTGGCAGTAGCACTTCTGCCCATATCGTCCCAGACTCTCAAAGTGTATTGTCCCGCGACGTTATTGATAGGACCTAATGTACCTGAGCCGCTACCGTTAACCTCCGTGTAAAACTGGGCGGAGAGTCCCCCGACAACACCGACAAAACAGTACCACTCCGGCTGCATCCCTGTGAAACTAAAACTCAGGGACTCTCCTTGCTGGATGCTGTTATCAACTATGGTTAAAGTTGCCATTTTCTCCTACCAATTTACCAATTAGCTGCTGGTACCGGTGACACTCCGGCTGGATCATCGTTAATCCACATCTTGACCCGGATATAGAGCGGGCCCGTACCGGCGGGCATTACCCAGTCCTGACCACTACCCATAGATATAGGTGTATTAATATCATCGCCTGCGGGCGGTGTTTCAATTATCGTTCCACCGAAACCGGTATTGCCTTTAATCCGGCATCTGCCCAGAAAGGGTGAAAGCTGGTTGTTAGCACCATCGACTGCGACAGCCGTAATAAGCACCGCCCATGTCCCACCACCGGTATTCTCAGCTTTATAAGCTACGTATAGCTTAAAGGGCGCACCAACATTGACCGAGGTTACCAGGGAGCCGGATATGGACGCGTATATATTATTGAGCGCACATCCCGAACCCGGTACAGCGCCTTCAGCTATGAAACCACCTATCTGTCTTACCTGCCCACCAAAATGATACGCCTGGTCATAGTCCACCTCTATTTCTTCTTGACGAGTGTGGGGTAAAAGTCTATCCGCGGCGGGCTGGACAAACCGGCCTCCCTGTAATCTGGCTGACCGGATAGGCGGCAGAACCCCAGGATTGATAAATCTACCTGCGGAAATACCTTCTTCGTCTTCACGTCTAGTGCTCATGTATTGATGCCTCCTTTAATAAGTCTGAATGCTAGTGCCCCGGCTAAAAGGGCACCACCTACTATTAATATAGTAGTCGGTATAGGCCCAACGGTACTGGCCACCTCACCAAAGAAACGCCAGAGCACTATTACGATTACCGCTACCAGTATTAGTATAATAATAGGTGCCCAGGCAAAACCTTTTCGCCATGTGACATTAACTTTACTACCGCTACTGCTTAGTTCTACGTCTTCGATACCGGCCCATGACAGACTATTGCGTAATGCGGTGATATCAGTAGATGGTACCGGGCCGATACATTCACATTCTAGTCTGGCCCGCTGCCCTTCGTCTATCTGGTCTTGTTCGATACCGATGATATCATCCAAACTATTTCTATCACCGGTCGCCAGTAATTGCCAACTCATTATAATGTACCACCGTTATCATCGGTAGAGTCCCGGCTTTCCTGAACTTCCGTGTCTCCTACCATGTAATTCGGGTCGGTATAATCAGCCAATATGCCCTTGGATTTAAGCAATAGAGCCAGCGCCCCTACGGCTATAATACCGATAACTACCTGTTTCTCGGTCATTTGCGGCCTCCATCACACCTTTCGGTGATAACGTCCACTATGATTTCTATAATCAACTTATGTTCCATTTCATCGTTTGACATAGAATTCAGGGCGGCGTTGAAGGTGGATAACTGGTGGTAATTCATTTTAACTGCCGCATCGGCGTAGTCCTGACTGGCCTTACGCTCATCAGGAATTTGTTCCTTGAGCCAGTCACGTAGTTTAAGCAAACTATCAGAACACTCTACTTTCCTGACACCGGTACCATATTGATATTCGGCTGTTTGGCCCGGCTTGGGTTTATAGAGTGCTTCGCCCTGCTCCTGCAAGACAGCGCTCTTATCTTTCCAATCAAGTCCATGCCAGGCGACGTGCTTCTCTTGCTTACCGAGAGCTTTACTCAACTTCTCTGCGGCGAGTCGTGTGCCGAGATAAATATCGTTGGGCACTGATATGTTACTTTTTTCCACCTTCTTAACTCCCTTGAACTGAGCGAAAGCCCGGCCGGCTTCCTCCTTAGTTATCTCTTCTTTTTCCAACCAGTAAGGGTTTTTCCCTGACAGAAAATATAGCGCTTTGCGCTGAGCATACGATATATAAGGATCATCGCAAGGCACCTGCGCCTCCATTATTAATGTAATTAAAATTGAGATAATCTTTGAGCCATTCCGAGTAGCAACTTTCGAAAGGTGTCATTACCGTGCGCCCAGGGACGGCTAATATCTGTTGGTCGTTGAAGTAGTGTACTGACTCGTAACGTGGGGCTAGATTCGTATCCAGCATGGGCACATCATTACGAGTGGCCTCTACTATATACTCCCGACCACTTATGTTTATCTGAACCCAGGCGTGTCCTTGAACGTGACCATTATACAGATTGCCCAGAACGCAGTATACCTGTGCCGGGGAAAGCTCGTTACGCAACAGTGAAGTTAGTAGAAACGCTTTATTTGCGCAATTCCCTACCTGTGTTTTACTGACCATGCTGGGTGATTGCCAATAATCACCCTGATACGAAGCCTTACCCTCGACTCTAATTTCGGCGGTGATATGCGGTTTATAACGTACTTTATTGGCTACCCAGTCCCAGCAAGCAACGATTCTATCTTCGGAATTGTCCATGCCTTCCGTTATACGCCGGTAAAGGACTAATATATCAGGCTCATCAGGGGTAACATAATCAGATAACCAGTGACCTTCTTCAAAGAAACCGGCACCAATGGGCTGATTATCGATAGGAATAGTTTGTTCCATTAAACGCGCTCCTTCGACTTGGTGGAATTGACTAGCATGATAATACCGACAATGGCGGCAAGAATTATAGGAAGTTTGGCTGTTTCAATCCACGCACCCACAGGGGATGCGACAGGCTGGTTTTTAATGGCACAAAACGGGCAGGACACGGGATTGGCATCCCGGACATGTACTGGAAAACCACAGGAAGCACAGTTACCGTACAATCAATCCCACCTGACTAATAGTCTTTGATAATAGAACACCAAAAGAAACTATTTGTCAAGTGGGAAAGGATTTATACGGTTAGTCGTAACGGGTCTACTGTTTGTTTGTTTGTTTCATAGACAAGACTAACGAGGTCTTAACCTCTCATGAAGGGTATCCGACCACCGTTACCATGTCGTTGAGGGTATTGGGCCGGCGCTTGCGCCTGGGCCTGCACCGGCGCTTGTACGAGTTGGGCGCGAGTGCAGCGCTCCATACCACATTTAGCGCAGACATCGTAGAAAGTGGCGATACAAGCTACCGTGACCGAAGCCAGCATTGGCTGTTCGACCGGGACTACCAATTGTCGTAATGAAGTAAAGGCATCGACCGGTATTTTCCCTGACTTCTTGAAGGGAGCACAACCTAATTGGGAAATGGTATCCCCACAACCGCAGGAACATTTGGGAAATTCTGCTAACATGACTGGTTCTGACATTTAATCGTTTCTCCTTTTTTGATACTTTCTAACTGTTTGCTGAGCCATTCGCGGCCCTCCGGCCAGCTTAAAAATAATGAGGCCAGGCTTGGGTTAGTAGCCCGGGTGTTTTCTATAACCCATTCTACGGTTAGCCAATCTAACTGGCCCAGTTGTGGCCCATACTTATTAATTAGATTCTGGAACTTTGGGGGTATGGCGTCCCAAAGATTCTTGTCTTCGTTGACCCATGTTACGGCGTCCTTAAACTTGATATTACCAATGTATTCTTTCATGCCGCCCTTAATGACCTGTGGGGCAAACTGCATGACTAGACCGCGGGCTATATCAGGTAAACCAAATTTCATTTAAGTTGCTCCAACTGGTAAACGTTTAATAGCGAACTGCGTCATACAGTTGGCACAAGCCGTACTGGTAGCTGTTGGGCCAACGCCTACCAAAGTGCCACAGTTGGAACATGTTACTTCACCAGCTTCGTTCTCATACGCTTCGATAACTTTAACCGGCTGTTGTGGTTGCGTCGGTTGGGTTGCCACACGTCTCTGGGGCTCGGGTGTTTCGTTGTCGGCCCTAGCCATGATACCCTTGGTTATCATACCACCTAATTGCTCGGGGAAATCGGCGAAAAACTTGAGCTTATTTTTCTCGGCCTCTAATTTAGCTTCGGCCTCTTTGTTACCTTGTTCGAGTTTCCTAAGCTCAAGCTGCCACATCCTTTCGTCACGCTTCAGTTCCAAGTTAAACTTGCGGTCTTCCCGTTTTATCTCCATCTCGAGACGTTTTAAGGCCAGTTGGGCGTTAAAATCTGCGACTCCCGGGTTAGCCACGGCCCTCTGAAGCCCAAGCCGTTGAGCGACACCCTCTATGGTTTCCAGTTCGGACATGATGTCACGTTTACCACCACCGGTCACTGCTGCTTTTAGCGCCTCTATCTGGGCACCGAGCTGATCGCGCATATGGGAAATATTAGCATCGTTTAAGGACTGCCGGGCCGTAGCCGCCTCTTTTTCCGCTTTCTCTACGCGGTCTTGCGCTTGCTGCTGTGCTCGTATATTATCCTCCCTCGCAATACGCTGTTGCTCCTGGTAATCTATATTCCCTAAATTAATACCGCCTGTGATTTTGAAGGGCGGTTCCGGTGCCATAGGCGGGGTCTGAATTTGCTCGGTAAGTTTGGTTTCTTGCACCAATTCCCTTCGAGCCCTTGCCTTCTTGACTTCGTTTTCTATGGCCAATACGTCGTCTGGCTTCCGCTCTCCTATAGAACGCGGATCGACATCGGATATCTTTTTTGGTTCATGAATATTGCTTTCGACAGCCATAATCTTCTCCCATATCAAATATAATTAATTTATTACGACAAGACTGTCTTGTCTATGTCTTGTCCGCTTTCTTTATTGTCATCTACGACAGCGGTTTCTTGTCTAGTCTCTCCGTTGTCATTCTTTGTCGTAGCGACTAATCGCTCATCGACGGTATACTGGCCAAGAGTTATGCCCCACTGTTTAAAAGCGAAGAAAAGGACTGTATCAAGAAAATTCTCTAAGGGCATATTAGACCGCCATCCCAGATATTTAACTGCGGCATCCTGGGCTTGCATCATGATAGGCGTATAAGTAGTGGTGTAAACCCGGGGTACGAATTTGAGTTCGGCAGCCTGCATCAAAACGTCGGTAGTACGCACCGGGGCGTTCTTGCTTTCGAAAGCTTTAGCCGACTTCTTGCCATAATTTGATTCGTATAGCTGCTCTTTAGAGCGCTGGACATACGGCGGCATCGTTATTTCACCGGTAAGCAAGTCTACCCGGCCCTCGCTTTTATGGGTGCTTTTTTCACCGCGCCGCTTGGCTTCCCTGCCCTCCTTGCCTAAATGTGTGATAAACGCGGTCTTATTGTCGGTCACAAAACCGCACGAACACTTGTATCCGTCCATTGATTGAGGTGTATCTACCATTATGCTCCCTCGAGAATAATATTATTGTTCCTATAATAATCCCCTGGAATAAACAAAGTCAAGCGAATTGACAAATGACTTTTTTCGTGGCACGATAGAACCAACCTAAGAGGGGGACGCACATGGATACAAAAATATTAGCTATTATCATCCAGGAGGGCTCACGACTTGCCAGTGAGTTTATTCGCAATAAAAGTGTTGCCAAGCCGTCTGTCACTAATGACTCGCTGGAAAAGTTTATCAACGACTCCGATGCCAGATTATCCGCCTTCACTGGAAGCGAAGAAAAAGCCCCGCAACAGATACTCAATATAAATATCCCTAAAGAAACACTGAATATAGAACCCAAGGTCGAACCGAAAGAAACCGAAACAGAAGCTCCGCCCCAGGCCGAACCCAAGGCTACTCAGATCGCTACAGGCTGCATCCCCTGTGCCACAGGTCACCTTGGTACATGCTCAGGTATATTAAACGAATCCTTACGCTTTGCCCACGGATTAGAGGGTATGAGGTCTCCGGAGGTTATAGACCGTGTAAGTATGTGTCTCGACGAGCTTAACGCTATGGAACGTATCGACCTGAGACCGGAAATGACCGTACAGCTAAACGGTTGGGAAAAAGAACTTGCTGAAAAAGTTCTGGCAGAAAGCCGCGGCATCCGCCATAAGTTAGAGGCTATTAAATCAGTTGATGATCTCGAGCAAGCCGCAGCCCACACGCAAAGCACACGCAAGGACATCGGCCGGCAGTGGTATCGAAACAAGCTATCTACTTTGCCTGCCGAAGATCAGCAGGAGGTTGCCCGGCGCGTTATGGCTAAATTTAACGAATTATCTACGAAGGAGAAATAAGTGGCAGACATTCACATGGTACTGGATAGACATCATGATGACCTGAAGAAGCTACCCGGAGTTCTTAATACGGCGGTAAGTGAGAAGTGGAGTAATGGTGTTAATACCCACCAACCTGCGATTATTATATATGTAGAGCGCAAAATAGCCGCCGACAGATTATCACCGAGCGAACTTATCCCCAAGGAAATAGAAGGTATACCTACCGACGTCATAGAAATAGCTCCCAAAACGTGGATACCGGGTAAAACTATGGTCAGCCAGCTTAAACCATCCGAGCAACGACGATTATTAGGAGTTACGCCCCCAAAAGTCGTGATGGCGTCGCCGGCCGCCGTAAAAGAAACAGCCGGTCTTGAAGTTAACTGGCAGAAATATTGTTCTCCGATTCAAGATCAGGCCAAGTGTGGTTCGTGCGTAGCATTCGGGTGTATTGGTATCATGGAAGCCTGTATCCGGGCCTTGGAAAATGACCCGGCTGACCCTATAAAACTATCAGAGGACCAGGCTTTTTTCTGTAGCGGTGGTCGTTGTGACTGGGGTTCTGACTGTCCTACCATATTAGAATTCCTCCGGTTGCACGGTGTTTGTCCGGCTTCGATGATGCCCTATACGGATTCTAACCATGCCTGTAATCTCAAAATCACACCCGGGTGGGAACAATATGTCAGGAAAATATCGTCTTGGCATAATATTAGTAACTTGGTTGCCCGCTTCGCTATTTTAAAACTCCCGATGGTCGCGGTCATGGAAGTGCACCAGTCTTTCTTTTCGTATACCGGCGGTGTTTACCAATCACTGGGCCCGACTGACCCACATGTAGGCTGGCACTGTGTCGGGTGTATCGGTATTTCTGACATTACTCAGTCGTGGCGCGCCCGGAATAGCTGGGGTACCGGCTGGGGCATGGATGGATATTTTGTCATAGGCTACGGTGACTCTCATTTTGATGATGAGTTCTGGACTTTGGTACCGGATATGTCTCCGGTTCCAGTCCCGCCAACTCCGCCGCAACCACTTTGTCCGTGGTTTCAAAAAGCTAAGGCCGCGGCTAAAGCGAGCAGGAAGTTATGCTTTGGTTGATACTGTATTTACCCGTCTGTATAGTCATAGCGATTATACTGGGAATCATAATAAACAAGATTCTGGAAAGGAGGAAACATGGACCTTAATATACTCTGGGTAGCCTTGCTGGCATTCGTTGGTGGTATCATAGCTGGTCTATTGGGCTGGTTGAAATCAGGTAGTAACTTTGACCCGCGTGGGTTTGCTGCCACGCTTGTGACAGCCTTGGTTTCAGGTGCGATATTCGCTTCAGCATATCAGTTTACCAATCCTGGAACCCTAACTGTCTATGACCTGTTAGCCGCCATCATAGCCGGTGTTGGTACAGACGCTCTACGTAGCAGAGTTAGCGCAGCCATAAGGGCTGGTAAGAAATAATGAGAATTCTGCAGGATTCTCCCTCCAGAAATAACAGTTTGGTCGTCGCACCCGCACTGGTGCGTGGATTGCAACATTTATGTCCGACATGTGGATACAATAATGTAGCACCGGGAAAGTGCCCGCACTGTGGCACAACGCTACGGCCGGGCCTTTCCCGGACTACCGGAGAAAGCCTTTCCGGAATGCACCGAAGGGAGGAATAGCATGGGTGAATGCGATGTTGACGGCATACTAGAACAAATACAGAAGTTAGATGCGATGAAAAAGCTACGAGCCAATATGGACGATTTTACCGGGCAATTCCCGGGGCTTGCAGAAATAGGCTCCAAGCTGGATAATGAAATCATCAACCAGGAAGCGGCCATAACTGAGAAAATGAGTTCCTGCGGCCAAAACATAGATATGTTAGAACCCACGGAGGTTGATAGTGGAATTGAAAGCGGAGTCGAAAGTCTGTAAAAACTGTGCCAGGTGGTCTGCCGCTTACGGCCGTAAGGACACGCTTGGTGTGTGCAGTGATATACAGATGATGAAGACGTGCGACAGCCCTGCCTGTGTCCAGTTTAAGGCGAAGGGCAAATAGAATGAAATACGTCTATAATGAAGAAGCTCCGGTCAAAACCCTATTAAAGCATGGGCTTTGCGTGATACCTATATTAGCTAAATACACCGCCTACTCAAACTTATCTAAAGAGGTTAAGCCGCCCGACAAAATGGTTGATGATTTATTTGATTCCATAAGCACTGTGTTGCGTAACATCAAAGACCCGGAGGGCAAACCCTTACAGGGTGATTCCCAATATTGTGAAGATAGTTCAAAAGAGGCGGTATATAAGGATGTTTGTCCTGTATTAAAAAAGATTGACCAGGCTAAAACACGTTTTGATAAAGTGGAGGCTATAGAGGCCGCTATCGGTGCTCAGCACGACACCGGAAATATATTAGAATACGGGTGTGGGTTAGGAGCTCCAGAATACTTTGATTATCTAGAATATGAGAGAATATTGGTCAAAGAAATACTTGATTTCTTAAGGAATAAACCATGAGCTATTCTGATTGTATGACCGAGAAAATGAGAGCTTTTCCCAAGGGCATTTCCCGGGAAGAACGCGGGAAGCTGTTTTGTATAGAGGCGAAGAGATGTTCTGGCAAAGCCAAGTCTAAAGAAGAAGCCAAGGCTATTTGCGATGCCCAACCACCCAAAGAGGCGAAAGTCCGCAAGAAGCGCGGGGGCGAATGTCCGGCCTGTCCGCCGTGCGGAGACCGCGCCGCTAAGCCAGTAGCTCCGGAAAAGTTACCCTGCCCACAGGCCACGCAACGAGCCATCAATACTATGGAAGCTATCATGGATAAAGTTAAGTCCGGGGCTGCAGGACAAACCGGGGATTTAAAAGACCAGTTGATACTGGATATAGTACAGTGCCACCCAAAGGAAACAGAGGTACCAACCCTCACTCTGGCGGCCCTGGATACTCTTAAGACCCTGGGCAAAGAGAGCGGCGGCTACTATTATAAGGGCGAAATCAGTGAACTTAAACGCCAGTTTGACCTGGTAAGAAAGTTGTTGGAGTAGAGTATGAAAGGTATATTAGTCGTCGTTGGTAATGGCTGCAAACCCTGCGAGAACATGAAGGCAGAGCTCAAGCCATTAATAGATTCAGGAGAAGTTGAAGTCGTGGACTTCGAAACAAACCCAAAGCGGGTCGAGGAACTCATGAACCAACATCACATAGACTTGCCCGGGTTACTTATCGTCGGCTCTAACGGCCAAGTCGTAGCGAGTAGCTAAACCAGACAAACTTGACAAATAGTATCCCACATCGTAGAATGACGACAACCTTAGAGAAGCTCTAAGAGTTAATATTTAAGAAAGGAGACTGAGAAGATGCTGAGAGTTAAACTTTTGGCGAGGGGTAAGTCGCTTACACCGTATGTCGCGAAAGTGACTACGAATGGAGCGCAACAGAAGCGGTTCAAGGAACAGTACGGTATACCCGTCGGGAACTGCGTTCGGTCTAGCGTCCATAAGGGCATGACCCAGAAGGCCATTCGTGATGCAGTGAAGAACTGTGCACAGGGTCGAGGCAGGACTGTCCAACCATATTAGAATTCCTCCGGTTGCACGGTGTTGTCCGGCTTCGACCGTCTTGCTAAGAGGGGGCCAACGCCCCCTCTTTTCTTTTACACTACTTTACACTACTAGTCGTTTGTACCTGCCAGGCAGAGCCGGTACCCGGACTCGAAAGCTGTAACTATCAAACTTTCTAATACTACCTGAGCCCCGTATTCACCCTGCAGGGCTTCCCGGGTAAATTCGTCGGTCAACTCCCGCAGAAATATATTGAAAGCGTTACGCCGGGCTGGGTCCCAATCCCAGTAGAGTGTATCTTCTGTCAGAAATCCGCGTAGTTTTCCCAAGAGGGCTGTATCAACCGGTGCTGCGCGCTCCTGCTCGACAAATTCCCGTATCTTCTTCTGTACGTTTTTATTCATTTATCTACTCCTGTTGGACTGACTTTTATCACCCTTCGATTGCTTCTCAATTATGTTATCTAATATATTATGTAGCCGTTTACGCTCATTTTCGGCTTCGAGCCGTTCCTTAATATCTTTCTTGATTTGTTTGATTACCGCCTGGCGGGTCCAGAATAGCCGGCATAGGCAATGGCCTTCACTTAATACATCGGTTAAAGACTCCGGGCAGGGACAATCTTTGCGTGATTTGGTCTTATCACAGGGACACCAGCCACACTTAAAGAAGCTTTCTATGTGCTGATCCATACCCTTGTAAGGGTCTATGATAAAATCGTGCTGGTTCGCCCAACCCAGTATTTCGAGCCGTTTAATATTAATGTCTTTGTTTTTCATGACCTGTCATCCATACCCGCCAGGCAGTACGAACACTGTTTATTCCGGCAGGCTTTCCAGTAATTACATCCGAAACTGATTTTGCTCGACTCCGGGGAAAGTATGGTTATGCGTAGCGGAGTTATAACCGTGCTGCGATCTTCGAAGTCGGCGTTATCACTACTAAGAAACTCTCTACACTGACCGATATAGGCGCTAGGTATGTTTATTATCATCCTTAATATCATCCTCCTTATCCTCTGGATTTTCTTTAATCAGTAACTCGCGTAAGCTCTTACCCTCAGCACTGACACTATGCGCCAGTACATCAAAAGCAATGATGAGGTCCCTGATCTGGTCCATGTGCTGTAGTATTAGCTGGGTTTTCTTACTAAGGTGTTCGTGATTTTCCATTAGTCTTCACCCCTGTTTTTATTTAACAAGCCATAGCCAAATTTAGCGACGTCGTGCGTACAATACTGACATAATTCGTGTTGATTGTAAATACTCTCAACATGGGCCAAATGACTGGTGCCGAATAAAAGTTCACACCCATGACATTTGGCGTGAGCACGCTCCAGTTTTCTCTGCTGTTGTCTTATCTGTAATAACTTTACGTTTCCTACTCTCCTGTTATACGATTTATCCTTTCTTAGCTCAGCTTCTATTTTATTACCTTTAACCCGAACCGCGTCTATCTCTTTACAAGTATTACACTCCATGACCTTTAACCTCTTATCCATCTATTTAACACAAGAAGCCAAATCTGGCTATCGCCAGAGCATCCGCCCTGCCTATATGTTTCTTAAGGCCGAGTTCCTGTTCGGGATATAACTGCTGCATTAAAGTCCGGCAGGCGTCTTTGGGTTTCCCGATCAAGCCGGCCGCTTTCTTCCAGGCGTTTGGCCTGACCATTACCAGCGGAATCTGTGCGTACCCAAAGAGCCCTTGCACTATGCCGTAAGAGGTACCAAAGTTAAACATGCTGGTCACACCCTGTCCCGGCATTGCGGAAACTCGCTCGAGATAAGCGGTTACACTTTCCTCTCTTTTGCGTCTGTAATATTCTATTTGCTTGGCCAATTCTGCGGCGTTTACCTGAGTATGCTTAACGCCCAGTTGCATCGTTGGCATGTCTACTACTGCGATACATGTTAAGTCATCGTTTAAGAAAGCTACTGCCCCTTGCAGACCCGGATCGCACCCTATACGCATTTCGGCTCATCCATTTTATGCCAACCACGTTCAGCTACAGGCACAGGCGGCCCCCATTTCGTCGTAGTCAGGGCACGACTGACATACTCTTATGTTAAGGGAATCTCCCCTCTCCAGCCGGATTACTCCGAGGCTTCCCTTGCTAGTTTTGCTGAGGTTGTGGCCCATGTCACACAAAATCTCGTCGTCTACTACTTTGGCACGACTACACTGATACAGACTGCGAACTTTAACCGGCATTGTTTTCTCCTTTATATTTCTTTTCACTATTTGTGCTCCTCCATTCTTACATAAATTTGCTGGGGAACCAAGGGTGTTACGTCTATCTTTACTTTACCGGACAAAATAAACCCGTTTGTTACTAAAGCAAATCCGATTGCGCCTCCCTCGACCTCGGTTTCGTAAAAATGTACCGACGCGAACGGTTTGGCACCGACCATTCTTTCTATAACTTCTTTAGCTACCTTTTTCACTTATACACCTCCGGGTGTTTGGCTTTATCATTATCAAAAAGCTCGGTTTGCCACCAGTAATCATTCATGCAACCGAAACATTCTTTATCACCGGCGTTAAAAGTACACCGTTTAAGTTTCTTGCCATTCTCGATATAAGGGCAATCGGTATTTATCAGTGAGATTTTATGGGCTAACTCGGCAAGCTTACTGACTCCCAGCCACCACTCCCGGCGGGCTTCGGTGCGTTGTTCTTCGTTGGGCATCGCATTTATGATTTCTCGTGACTGATTCAAGATATAGTTACCCTTAACGAAGCGCATCCTGAGTTGCCCTAACTCTGACCCGGGCGGATGGCAGGTACCGCATAACCATTGTGGCGGACCTTTGTAGTCTTTTTCTATGGTTGTGTACCACCATATATTCTGTTTGCATGTCTGACATTTATTTTGCGGGTAGTCTATGATTGACATTTATCTCCTTCAGTTTTACCTCTATTATTTCTTTGAAATTAACTGGCTTAGCACGACCATAATGCTCGGCTACATAATGCCCAAAGCACGTCTTATTACAAAAGTAACCGGTATGCTTCATCAATTTACAACATATTTGTGACTGTTTCCGCCTGAACATTGCATGACAATAGCCGCACTCCACCAATGGATTGCAATACTCGTAGCTACACTTAGTGCTACAAAACCTGCGCGCCGGTGATGCGATACCTACTGAAAAAGTACCGCCACAATTTAGGCATGTTAGGTTTTTTCTTTTAATACTACTGGTTCTAAGGTTATTTTTGTCCAGTATTTGTCTGACTCTTTCCCGTGAAACGCCTACTATATGACCGATTTCAGTGGCAGTCATATAGCAATTAGCTCGCCGTAAACGAATTACCTTTTTTCCTGTGTCTGTATCCCAATTAGAGTCGGGAATTTTATCAACTATCTCCGTAATCATTTCTTTCCTGAGTCTTCGAACCATTTTCGTGTCAGATAAATATCGAACAAACCGGTATTCAGGTCTTTTCTGGAGAAAACTTGAACATTAAGAGACCGTCGGTTGACATGGTATCTGAAACATTCACAGGTCGAATATTTAACTTGTTTTATTTTTATCGCTTGCCCCTCAGTGAGATTTTTAACTTTATCCAGGATAAGCTTGTACTCTCCCTCTGGGCGCCGTCGATTGGGCAACGATTGTACTATTTCTATGTCCATTTAAAATTCTCCTTATTCAAATAATCTTTCTTTTTGTTGCTTGGCAATTTCTTTAAAGTTAGTCTTGAACTCACCCCATTGATACTTTCGCCAGAACCAGGGTACCCCGTAATAATTAAACAGGGCGTTGATATCGGTGTCGTTCCAGCCCGGCGGTGTATAGTCGCGGTGTAACGATTTCAGGGGCCTGTACCGCATCATGTAAGGACTCGTACCGATATCTACTAAGTACTGCAGTCGTTCCCGGGCTAAGTCGAAAGTATCACCCTGCTCGATATCTCCCACTAAGCAAAACACGGAAATGGCAGAATACCTGACGTTTTTACTGTGTAGAAACTCAGCGCATAATTTTACTGGCTCACGTTCTTCCTCCTTATCATAAGCGAATCTCCACCTCTCAAGCTTAAGCTGAGAGTATAGATTATAATATTTCTCCATGTCATGAACGAATATTCGGCAGTCGAACCCTGAATTGATATCCAGGTTTTTGACGTCTTTTAGCTTGTCTACTATTAACTGTTGGTGATTCCAACTGGTGGCCAAGACATTATTATCTGCTAACCAGGGGTTCTTACCGACCGGGATAGGAAACTCGTCGTACTCTATCATTTTCCGACCCTCGACCGCCTGAACAATGCAAAAGTGGCAACCCCTAGGGCAACCTCGGGAACTGAATATCATTTCGTAGTCAGTGCCGGGCACATGCTCGAAGCGCTCATCAAGCATCAAATGTGGCTTGATACCAGTCTCCTTTTCGACATACTCCGGCAGAGCGGTGGCAGCGGGCCCGCCGATTTCTATGGGTATCCCACGCTCCTTGAATAGATTAACCTGAGATACTAACGCAGGCAGGTCCCAGGTAAATATTACTGAAAAATATAACTTGTCTGCGTTCCAAATTTCTGGGATAAATAACTCCCCGTTAGAAATAGTAACGCTATCGCCCAACGCTTCGTGATAGTGGGCAATGCGGTGAGTGGCTAAATTATAGACTTCGCTCGAGACGTTAACAACTGCTACTTTCATAACTACTCCTTAATGTTTGACTTCTGTTGTTTTGTGATTCTACTCACGGCGGTTTATACCTCGCTGGTCTTCGGGTTTACTTTTGACTGGTGTAACTGGTGTATAGGTCTGGTCTTCGGGTTTACTTTTGACTGGTGTAACTGGTGTATAGGTCTGTTTATTCATTTCCATTTCAATCAATTTTCTACTACAGTTAACACAATGACTCATGATCCCCCGACTAATTTCCTGACCACACAGAACACACCGTTTACGATCAAGCATCCGGTCGAGAACTTGTTGGGCTGTTTCTTGGGACTTCTTGAGTTTCATACGAGCAAACTTTTTCATATTACCGACCAGTCATCCTGTCTAGCACCTGATTAGCTGGATGCTGTGGCTGGATTACTTCTTCGGAATTTGGTTTCTGGAAAATAGGTGGCTTAATAGGCTGGTCATAACTAATATCTATAGTCCGATTAAACCACTGCGAACGGTCAAAAGGTACGGTCAAATGAAAACATATTTCGTTAATTTCCAGCGTCTTCGGCGGTCTGGTAAGAAGCCGGTAAGAGTTAACCCGCTTACGAACCGTGCAAACAATATAAATATGGTCTTTTTCTATATTCCCCACAGTTATTCTCCTGTTAGACTTCCTCTCGCCTTATCGCTGATAACCACCATTTGGGAATCATGTGACGGGTACGAGCCAGTAAACGATCAAACTGCTGGTCAATAATATGTGTTTCAGCAAAATCTTCTTCAGAGCGAACAGCGCGCCCAGACATCTGCATTACGGTCTGAATGGCCTTCAGGCTATACCACCGCTGGCCGTGTGCCATCGCCAGACGAGCCTTGACCTGTTTATCCTGGGTATTCATGTAAGGTATCTTGGCGATAATGACCACCCTGCAAGCGTCGTCTTCCAGGCTAACACCCCTGTCAAAACTGGGCGAAATCATAGTTAAGCCTCTCTGTGTCTTAAAATATTCTAGTCGTTCAGCGCGGGTTTCCTTTTCGTGAGTGATGATGTTTTTGGGGTCTACGCCGGAAAATGGTAGCATGGAAACTAGATAATCGCGTAATTTCCAGTTAACGGCGTGAACCAGTATATTCTCACCCGGGTGAGCCAGAATAATACGGGCTATTTCCGCCAGTGTATTTGGTCTCTGAGCTTCCATTTTATCAAAACTCAAGTTAGCTACGGGCCGGTAATGCATCAGCCGGTTATTAACCGGAAAAGTAGAGTCCAGCCGGTGATAATCGTAATTCTCTATGCCCAGGTCCTCAGCCATAATTACGGGGTCTAATATAGTTCCGCTCATACCGAGAAATCTCTTACCAAAGCGCCATAAGTATCTCTGGCAGTAAGGGCCGACAGTCACCGGTTTAAAGGTCACCAGCCAACCGCCTGATTTAGTCTTAGGGTCGATATCTATTATCCAGGTGTCGTTTACTTCGTCAATAAATAGCTGCATCTTGTGTAGAAAGCGACCGCCACTTTTTACTTCCTTGTTTAATTTAATCTCGACATCTGTCCAACTCTGCACATTTGACGGTAGGCTATCTTGTATTTTTGCTATTACTTGTTCTACCTGTAGATGGCTTTTCATTACCCATCGTTTCCATGTTGGCAAGTCATCCATTTTATCGGGAGGGCTCAAGTTGTATTTTTTACACTGCCGTTCGCTGATAGTAAACTTGATAATGTCGAGGACGCTATTTTCCATAGAATCTATTTCATCAACTACCACCATGTTAGCACCTGCGAATAACCCAGGCCCGTTAATTTCGGACAAGTAATAAGCGTCATTTAAAACTGCGAGCGGGGCCTTGGCTGCAGTCAATTTCGCGGTGTGATATGCGCACGGTAGATTACACGATTCTTTGCCGGGGCAGTCTTCAGCCGTAAATTTTTTATCCCCGAGCAAATTAAAGTCTGCCGGACGCTTGGCACAGGGGTAGTTCTTGCGCCCCTTGACCATTACCCCGGGAAAGTCGTCTAGTATCTGGGATTGCAACTGTATCGTTCTGGTTAAATAAATACACCGGTATCTATTTTCGTTACCTGTCATACGGTCTATAACACGGTCTTTAAGGTCTAGTCTTTTATAGCTGGCTATAGCCACGAGCGACTTACCAAAACCGGTTGGAGAATCCAGTAAGAAGCTATTTTTATCACTATTGACTATCTTATCAATAGCTTCTGCCTGGTTAGTTCGAAACTGGGTATATTTTGCGGGCAAGTCTAATTCTTTAGGTATGAACGTGTTTAATAGTTCAGTCATTGTTTCTTTCCTTTATAGGCCAACCATCTTTCTTTATATTCTGCTAATTCGTTCTCATGCGTGTTGGGTTCTATATCCTTAATATAGTAGGTTCCACCCTTGTATGCCAGAGGGTACTTGTCCAGATACGCCACCCGCTGGCTACCGGTGCGCCCGTCAAAGTTGGGACAGTGCGAACGCCGGTAGTCGGGTAAGGGCTGGGGACTATGGTAATGTTTCCTGCCGCAGAAAGGGCAAATTATTTCTACGCTTAATAACTTATTCCTCATAACCGCCCGGCCATTGATTATTGGTATCTGCTGTTCTTGCATGATTTTCCTCCTGCATACGCTAATACGCTTTGGCCCTTTTTTGCATACGCTTTTTTGAGACTAACTCCAAAACATGCATACGAATTTACTTTTTTTAATCGAGACTAGCTTACGCTTAGGAATACACAACATACGAATTCTATTCATCCAGACGGAGGTACCGTAAGGGTTCTTTTTTTGACTAGGTAGGCTACTAGGTTTTAAAAATCCACTTTTACCTGGTTCTTATACCACATCGCTAATAGGTAGAACACCAAATGTTTTAAACTGGTATCCCTTTCTACTACAGCCACTTTCACAGCTCGTAACAACTCTGCCGGCACTTCGACGTTGAGCGATGCTGACTTGCTGCGGTCGATTTCTAACCCCGGTATGTTGGGAATAATAAATACTAAATCACCGTTTTTCATTTGAACCTCCTAATACTATAAACTTAGTAGCCCACCTAGTAACGTAAGTTTATAGTATTCTTTGATGAATGTCAAGTAAGTCTGAGAAATAAACTTACCAACCTATCAATTTCACTAGTCGAAAAAATACCCCCCCGGTATACCCGGGCCAGGCTCGCCGTCTGGTATTATTCGTATTCCTACGCCTGTTCTAGGCTCGATTAGAAAAAAGCGATTCGTATGCATGTTTTAAAATAGGCTCATATTTGCGTATGCAAAAAAAGCCGTTTGCGTATTAGTGTATTACTTACCGACCTTTACTTAAACTGCTCGGGTATTCTTCCCTGGGCATCCGCCTCAGTTGTTTCTTTGGGGGGCACTGACATCGTTTCTATGCCCAACAGGTCTAACGCCTCGGGCTCCCCGGACTGATATCTGCTGTATATTTTACGCATCAGGGTGTCGTCCCACTGCACGTAACGGTACGATTTATTACCTACTCGCTTGGGCTGGTTTATCTTTATTTTCATGTTCTTGAGTAGCTTGCTGACTTTGATGGTGGAAATATCCATGTTGTTTTCTTCCTTGGCAGTGTTAGCGATGGCTTGTGCTGTTACAGTATGTTTACCCATAGCAAGCGCTGTTTTAAACAGAGCTGATACTATTCTGCCTTGAAAGCTATCGGAGTTTTCCCCCCGTAGCTCCGCCTGATAGTTAATTAGAAAGCGCTTGAACTTGTCCATGGTTTCCGGGTTGTCCTTAAAGATAGTGGCAAAGGGCAGGCATACCTGCTTTAACCGCCCGCTGATATTGCCCAGGTCTATATCTACTTTCTCGCTCATTACTTTAGGTACTGCGGACAAATGCCGGAACCTGAATAATAACAGTTTGTTTCTCAGGTGCGCCCGGGCTTCCTGGCATTCGATAGAGTCGTAAAACGGGGCTAACGCATCAGGGGCATCCCCGCCAATCGGTCGGTCTGTTTCCTCCATGATAGTAGTCAGGCAACGGGATTCTAAAGCGTTGTCATCAAAACGCCGTCGTGTACCGAATAACTTGGGCCCGAAAACACAAAACGTCTGCATGGTGTTCGGGTCGTCTTTAACACAGCGCACTATCGGGCTCCCTCGCTCAATGCCTGAATTCAGTATTTTTACCAAGATTTGCGACTCGTCTGACTTGTCCATATCATTCTCATCGATAATTAACGAACCGCGGTATTTATCGATGAGCCGGAATATAGGTGCGGGCGTGATAGCGCCGGTGACTTTGGTGCGTTTGTAGCTAATACCCCCGATAACATCGAGCGTGCGACTCTTGCCTGTACCAAAGTCACCCAAAAACCGTAAATAAACTACGGCGGGCATGCGGTCGTAAACCCATGTCATTAAAACGTACCACGCAGTCCACTCCATGAACATTGTCGAAAAGTCAGCGTAGTGATAAATATGCCCGACTATTTCTTTAACCAGGTCTGTAGTCGAGCCATATTCTTCTAGTCCGGTGGGAAATATCACCAGACCCTCTTTGATTTCCCCACCATAAGTTGGGACATACGTAACTTCTCCAACTTGTACCTCTTTGACTTCCGAAGTCTGTTTCGTCTTACAGTCGTACGCCATGAACACACATTCTGCCAGGGCCGGGGAGTCAGCGTTACGCACGACTTCTTCGTAAATCATGTCGCCGTTCTCTATGTGCGAAGTTTCAACGATTTCCCCGGTGCGTTTCTTTTCCTTGATAACTTCCGTCAGCCATTGACAACGGGTTTTACCGATACAGGCTCCGGATAGCAACCCACTCGTGATGCTGTTACACCCGAAAGCATAGCCGTGTTCTGCTGACTGGACTTTAGTCTGTAAAATCCGCATATCACCCAGTGGGGGCTTATTTTTAGCATCCCATATGAGTAACTTAGCCAGCACTTCCTCCGGTACGTTGCCTTGGTCAAGATAATGTCGGGCCAGGGCAAACGCTGCTTCGTCGCGCATACCGGAGTCTACGCCTCGCAGGAGAGTTAAAACGCACGGCGGAGACTTGGACTTACCTTTTTTATCGCTTTTATCGTTTTCTTTCCTGGGCTTGACAGGCATCATTAATGGCGGTAAGGGCGGCACTTTGTCTTTGGCACTGGTAACGGCCGCAGGCAGGTTTTTCTTTATCAGAGCTAATGCCTGCTCTTTATCCACCGGTACTTTATCCCCGGTCTGGAATTTACGGGTATCTCCAAAACACGGTAAGTTGATATAATTGCCCAGCGTAATAACTTCGTCCAGCTTGTCTTGCTTGGGGAACACCTCGGCAGTTATATCCAGCTTTTCCAGCAGGCAAATCAAGACATATCTGATGTCTTTGACTATAAATATCGGGTCACCGAACATATATATATGGTAGCCTTTGCCTTTAGATTCTGCGATATAGGCATTGATGCCAATGGCACCCAGTTCGTTCCTGATTAGTAACGCCTTATCCCAATTCTTTTCGTCTAAATCAACGGCTGCGAAGTGGCACTCACCACTATCCAATAGCGGGTACACTCCCAGGCTTTTCTTGCCCGCTAAGTGTAGCCGATAGTTTTCAATAGTAACGGTTTCTTTATTAGACTTGCCTTCTACACTTCCCCACGCATCTTCCCTACCCTTAAAGAGACCGGCGAACAGGTGTAAAATTAGATCGTCGCTCATTATTACTCCTTAAATTCTGCGGGGCTGGTGAGCGTACAGCTTTGTGGTCACTCGGCTGTTATCTCGCCATAAAGCCCTATCCGGACACACCCCGCTTCGATACTAGAAATTCATTTCAGGCATTTCGGTTCTGGGCGCCTCGGGTTTAGGTGGGACTAAGTGTTCGGTCTGTGGTTTAGCTGTCTGGCTGTCGAAGCGTTCTTTTGGCCCCTCGGTAGCTTCCGTGAGAGCCGGTAATTCAACACCACTGAGTAAGGCGATTTGCTCTTTTACTTCGGCTATGGTAGCCGTGTCAAGCGGGGTAGGATTCCCGAATTTAATGGCGAAAATATCGCCGAAAGAGGTTTTCTTAGCTACGCTACCAACGTGTATCTTAGCTCGGTAGTATTGCCCACGAATGGCCTTGTGGAAGACTAACAGGCTTTTTAACTCCTTGGCAGCTTGAGCGGATACACCACTGCAGCGAATCAGCACAGGCATCATGTCATCTACTTTGATGGCTACGACATGAAAATTAGGCACACACTTCATCCGACGTTCGGATTTATCCAGCATATACGGGGCATCGTTATACGCGCTATGCGGGCAGGCACTTATGCAGACATCGCCATTTATGGATGTAACACCATCCTGGCTGGCACAAACCGGAGGCTCATCTTTTATTTCTTCGGTCGCCCAGTAAGTACGTGTTTTTTGTATGGGTCCGGCTACTATAATATCAAACCCCTCGGCGCCTTTAATAATTTCCTGTGTGAGCGAACAATAGAAGTCACCCGGGAGGGCCCCGAAAGACTTCGCTTCGCTGCCGCCGGAATTCTGGACTAACTTGATTTCTGGTATGGCTAGGTCACTATAATTTTCAGGCATTCTTAACTCCTTTTATATTTTCTAGTAATTCGCGCCATTCTTCTCTTTTTCTCTTGATTTGGATAAATAAGGCGGTCAGGGTATACCACCCTACCGCAGCGATGGCTGTTAGCCACCAAGCATTATTCGGATTCATGTAGATTCCTCCTTTATCACGACTGCCCATTCTTAATTAAGAGTCCTCGTTCATTATAGAAGTTTATTTGCTCCTGGAAGTTTTCGTTGTAGTGCGCACTGATTGGGCCGTGGCCGAAGCCTCCTACCACCTCAATACCGCATTGAGGACATTTCCATAGGTCAGCATCATAAAGTTCGTAGGGTCTCTGGTCTACCATATCGAGGACTCCTACCCCATTAGTTTCCGGCTGCAATTCGCAATTGCACTTTTTACAGACGGGGCAATGATATCCAGAAACTACCTGCTTTTTGGTGTTACTCACTTTACTCCTTTTTATTTTCAGTCAGACGATGTAAGACAGATTCCATTTGCTCGCGGCGTTCGATGTCTTTCTTTTCCAGAATGGCCACGTCCGCCAGCAGTGTCTTGAGCCGCCGGCTAACGCTGGTAGCTTCTCCGATAAGCCTTGCCAGCTCACGTGTGGTCGGGGACATCTTGCGTAAGGTAGCCTTCTGATAGACCGGATTCGGTCGCCGGTAAACTACCTTTTTCTTCGAACCAGTGGCTTTTGAAGCCGAGCACCAGGGTTCGCCAATTGCCATAAACCACCTCCTGTAATTATTTTGTGGACTTTCGACCTTTAGTTATAAACTAATAATCAGATTTACTTAATAACATATATCTACGGTGGGTAATCTAAACTAGACTGCCTTGTTTTTCGCTAAGGCTTTGGTTACAGCCGCCTCGACGGCTTCGGTGAAGAATGGTTGGTGTCCGATAATCTGAGCGACCTCGTCGACATTCCATTGTCGGTCAATAGCCAGGTCGCTGTGACGGACAGCCTGCTTGCCGATCATGTTCGCTGTTTCAACAGCGTTCTGGAGAGACTGGTTGGCGATGTTCTGCCGGGTATTGTCGTTCTGCTGCGCATCAGAAAGAACTTTCTCCTGATACTTCTGCTGGTTCTTAATGCCTTCAAGACTGACCTGCTGATACTCATCGTAAGTTCTCTTGACATTGGCGAACCACGCTGCGAAATCGCTAGCTACCTGCGAGAACCAGTTCTCGTCCCTACCGATTTCTTCCTGCTCGACCCCACCCTGGGACGCCTTATCTTTGTCTAACTTATCTCTATCTTCGATCAATAGATTCCTCCTGTAATTAATTTTACCCACCGTAGATACATGTCATTAAATCAAAATATGGGCAAATATAGCCATCTTTACAAATCGGATTCAAGGCACAGGGAAAGCGCCGACAACGCTCACAATACTTTTCGTGTGCGTATTCTTCGACGTCTTTATCTTGAACACGGGCTAAAACTTCGACAACTTCGATTCTGGTAAACATAAACGGCTCTTAACCTCTTTGATTAACCAGTCATTAAATACTTTGTTGGGCTTGCGAAGCATCCGCCGTTCTTGCCAAGTGCATTCGTGAAAGTCACTACGTCCTAATATTCTTAGGCGTTTTTGTCTGGAATCCCTCATTTAGTCACGACCCACTTCAGCCCACGCTCTTTGATTGCCTTATACATGGTGGTGATATTGGCGAGAAGTTCGGAGCGCTGGCTGATATCTGCAATGACAATTTGCATACGTATTACGTAATATAAAGGCAGTGATTGTTTTAGAGTCACACCCGCATTACACATATCGGGATATAAAGGACACTCGCTACACTCCCTATGTTCGCTATACTCCCTATGTTCGCTATACTCCCCATGTTCGTCCGAATACTGACACAACCCACAGCCAACATACATGGCTTTAGTTAGCTTCACCCAGTCTAATTTCTCTTGGGATGCCAAGTCTAGTAATTTGCCCCACTTCTTTTCGGCTTTTTTCACCGCTGTTAGTCGTGTTATCATTTTATTCCCTCAAAAATTCTATTTGAGCCGTCCGCAACCCGAGTAGACCTTTCAGGCTTTCCAGCCGTTTCTTGACCATTTCTATCTGAATACGGTTATTCTCCAAGCTAAAATATACTTCGGCCTGTTGCTTGATAGCGTTCGCCAGTTTAGGGTTGCCGGTACGCTGTTGACGTAACCAGGCTTCTAGCGCAGCTACAGTGGGTTTCTTGCCCTCCGGAGTAAAAGGTACTTCCAGTGTCAGGTCAGCTAAGATATTCTTAACCTCGGCGCAATCATCGTTAAGAGAACCAAGGTAGCCCGCATTGAGTTTCTTTTGCATGGCATCTTTAGTTAGCAGGTTTTCCAGCAGGTCCTCTTGTGCTTGAATCTCAGAGAAAAGTTTCTTGGTATCTAATTTATTGAGCAGTTCGATTTTCTGGTCGATTTTCATTGGTTAGTCCTTTTCGGTCTGTTTTTTGAAACGTTCACCGGCCCAATCGTTGAGTATAATACGAACCAGAGCCGCCATCGTTTGGCACTGACGATCGGATTCCACTTTAATGATTTCGTAAAGGGCTAGAGGAATACTAAAGTTGAGTTGCTTTTCTTCTAGCTTGGATTTTTCTTCTACCGTTTTAACTTCGTCCATTTTGAGCCTCGCAATCTACAATCTGTAGTAAATCTGTAGTAAATCTGTAGTAAATTATACCACCAATAAACCCTAAGTCAAGGGCTAGCAAATAAATATTTTATCAATTCTGTGTATCACTCCCGGGTTATCTTTCTTAGCACTAATTTAGCTATTTCAGATTCTGGAATCTTTTTATTAAACCAGTGGGTGCTAAATTCCATATCTACCCTCATTACTGTAAACCCTTCTTTTTCCCAAGTTAGAATATACTCGTTTATATTCCGCAACCAGCACGCTTTGATATCCACAACCATACCATTTTGGTTAATCGCGATGTAGTCTTTACCAGGGTCTGTGGGTCTTACAAAGATTCCTTTCATCGTTTACCTCCGGTTATCCTCCCTAACACATTTTTAGTCACTGCGTTTTTCCACAATGTTTCAATGTCCGGTATAGATTCGACCAAATTAACAAAGCATTGAGGGTGGTAGTATCTCCCAAAGAATGTACCGAGCCGAACAGAACCCTGTATAATTGGCTCATGACACTCTGCGCAAACACATTTGTGTGTGGTCTTTTTCACGCCTACTTTACTTTTTGGAATCATTTACCGGTCATCCTATCTAGCACCATGTCTTTAAATGGCTTGACGGAGTACAGCCATGGTCGTGTAATTGGTAGCTGGGTGTTCCAGGAATTTATCCTGGCCTCGAATTCTTCGAGAGTTAAAAAATCGGCTGTTTTATTGTGCCACACGTTTCCCGTCGGGATATGCAGGCAATAGTATTCGCGTCTTAGCTTGAACGGGTTGCTACTCATTCCCCGGTTATCCTTTTGACCACCCACTCCTTGAGTTTGGTTTTATACTCGGCGAATCCGGTAGCCACGATATGCGAGTACACTACCTCGGGCGGGTCCAGGGCGTTTTCATGGTTTCTACTGGGTATAAATTCGCCGCACGTAAAACAGTAATTGGACCAGGGCTCTTTCTCAAAGACATCTTTGATCTTCGGGTCAACCATGAAGTTGTCCGGGTTATGCTCGCACTTTTTAGTGCACTGCGATGTCCTCGATTTATGGCAGGTCTTAGGATAGTAGGGGCATAACGCCGAGCCGTCCCCGGGATATTCAACGGGATAAGTATCTGGTTCTTTCCAGTTTTTGGTCGCCTCTACCGGTTTCTTGAATAATTCCGTATCGAAATCTTCGAAGATATCTTTAGGTTCGATTTCCGCCGGAGTTTCGGCGTCTATGTCTGTTTCCGGTACTTTATCTTTTTCCACTTAACCACCTTTGTAGCCACGATATGCGAGTACACTACTATATTCGCCGTTCCAGTCTTCTTCTATCACCTTACCATCGGACATTTTCAGTTTGCCTGAAAAACCTACACCGGACTCCCAGAATTTATAAGTAAAATCCAAGTCGGGAAATATTTCACCTAATTTTTTGACCAGCGAAACTGCCGGTGACCACGCCGTATTAAAGTGATAATATACGGAAAGCAAGTCCGTTGATATTCTTCTTTCTACATCACAGAACCCCCATTTGGTACCCCAGTTCACAACACACCAATCTCGAGAATACTGTCCTGAAGGGTCAGGAATTATTTTAGTAGCATCGAGATAAGAGTAGGGCTCTGATTTCAAAGTTATTCTATTCATTACTTCTTTTTCGATGGGTATTGTGGGCTTCGTGCTCGCGACACTGAGCATAAAAGCACGAAGTTTAATTTTCGTACCTATTGTCTTTCTTACACGTCTAACTGTCAATTCACCTTCACACCAGTTTGGCATGGTACACCTCCTATTTGACGATTATCTGTCTCCCAACTTGCGAAGTAGTTCTTGGCTAGATTCGACTGTTTTGCCCGCTATCCTCTTCCATTCTTCGGCTAGTTTCTTCTGCCGATTCGCTTCTTCCTGCAGGATGATAAACTGCGTGGACAGGTCACGTAACAACACACAGAAATCACTCAGTGTCATTTTAGGAGTTAACTCGTCCGCCAGGCCACTACGTCGTGGCGGTGTAGCCCGCGAGAGAGGGGGAGGGGTGTTCAATTTTTGTCGCGCGTTATGCATCCAGGTTGAGAGAGTATTTTTATTTACATCGGGATAATATGATCTCATTTCCCCCATAGTCGTATTAGGGTTCGCCTTAATAAAGGCTAACGCCTCTTCTCTGATTTTTTTAAGCTCCTCGCCTCTTTGACGAATTTTCCAACCTAATTGTCTTTCTAACATTTCTTTCTCCTATATTATTATTCCGGGCTATCTTGACACCTGCGCGAACCGTTGTTTAAGAAGCTCGACCCATACGGCGAATACTTCCGAACCTCGGCGGGCTACGGCCGCCTCGACGTTTTGTAACAGTCTTTCGGTCTTGGGTAACATCTGCAAGAGTCGTTTTTGGTAGTTGGTGTAACGATACACACTCATCCTGTCCAGGCGCTCTGAAACCTCTTTTATCATAGGTCTTAGCGCCTGGTCGTAACCCTCGGTTACGTTCTTGTTCAGTGGTCTGGCATTGTCCCACACAATTACCTCGCCGCCCTCGGTTTTTGCCAGTTCCAGTGCCAGCTTGGTCGCTTCGGGAGACGCCGGCATTAAATAGACAGAATCAGTGTGTCTAACGGCGCCGATGGCTAAAGCCGCTTTCAGAAACTTGGCCCGAGCTTCGTCGCCAGCGTCGTTATGCGGTATGTCGTAAGTTAGCAGAATCCAATCTTGAACGACGTCCCGAATCTGGATTTTGGAGTCGGTCATCCTTGCCAGGACTTCTAATCCCTCTTTTGACATTGTTCGACCTCCTATTCGTTATCGTTCTCCCGTATACTTTTTCCACACAGCTCCGCCACTGGTTTGAAAACTACCGCAAACTTTTCTACTGTGGCGACGATTTCGTCGTAGTGTAACAGAAAACTCCAACAACACTTGAGCCCTGTCGGGTTACCGTATTCGACATCAACGCTGCCGAAGCGGTATTTCGCCTGCAGGGTATAATTTTCGCTGGGAGAGGGCAGGGGAAACTCCGCCCGAAACTGACCGTCCATTTTGGGCAGGAGGAGTTTGAGCTTAACTAAACGTCTGGCGGCCGCCTTCCGGATAATTTCTTCGTTTCCCGGCATTTCGTTTTCGCCAGTAAGCCGGTCTAGTACCGCCTCTTTCAAGTAGGGTTCAACCATTGCACCAAGCAACTTTTCATTCAGGATTTTGGCCATCGTAACTTTGGTTCTTAATCCGCCGAGCATAGACTGCCAATCAGGGTTTTTACTCGAGTAGGCTTTCTTAAATTCGTAGGCGCTACCACTTAGACCATTTATATTAAACCTGATTTCGTCCCCCAGAAAGATTGAGTATCGGCGACTTATAGAGAATTTATCTTTTATAGTTATAGACTCGCACATTACTTCTTCGTCGACCAGAAGTCCTTTGGTCTCTTCGTGAATTTTCTGTAACTCGTTAAACCATTCGTTGTATTTCAATCTTACCTTCTCCTTCTATTATTATTTTCTCTGGGGAACTGGATTAAGTTCCCCCACGGTGGCTTGACATCGGTTGTGCTCACCCAGATTACTGGTACCCGAGGCTCCTTATCCGGGAACGTACCATACATGTCGGTAAAGTAGACCAGACTGGTAATATCCAGCTTTTCCGCTTCGGCTATGACCGGCCGGAAGTCCGTACCACCCCGTCCGGTTACTATCTTGGGCATAGAGTCAAATTCGTGTAGCTCTAAGTGCTGGTGAATTTGAGCATCGGCGATAAATAAGTGTACGGTGTATTCTTCGTAGCTATCGCATATTCCTTTGACTTCGGATAAGAATTGTCTTATTTCTTCGTCAGAGATACTACCGGAATCGTCTATCCCACATGCGATATTGATTTGTTCGCCACCGATGCTTGGCAGGTAGAAACCGCGATACAGGTGTTTCTTGTTGGCGGGACTCAACCGGAAATCGTTCTTGGCGCAGGAGGCGATGCGGTCTTGCAACAAGGCTTTCCAGTCCAGCTTTGGTTGTAGTAGCTCACCGATAACGGATTCCAGATGGGCCGGGAGTTTGCCTTTGACTTTAGCCTGGGTAGCCGCCATCGCAACTCTGTTGGCCCACTCCTGTTCCATATCAGTTTCTTGCCAGTCCTTCCCGTCTTTCCCGTCGCCTTTGCCCCAGTTTTTCCATTCTTCGTGGGAGTCTAGCGTCCCCGGACCTGAACCGTCTTTACTCATTGGCAGATTACTGTAAATCCATTCTGCCGATTTATTATAGTATTGCGGGTCGTTAAGACACCCGGGAGGCAACTGAAACTCTTTCAGTACCAACGGGTTCACAGCGTAGTCAGCCGCCACGTTGAAACGTTTCGGGTCGCGATTCTGGCAACGAGCCAGGTGCTTCAGGATAATGTGTCCGATTTCGTGTGCGATGACGCCGGTTAGCTGCGGACCAGGTATTTTCTTAATAAACTCCGGATGGTAAAACAAATGTGTCCCGTCAGTACCCATCGTTTTGGGCTCCAAACTTGGAGCGCATACTGGCTCCAAAGTCAGAGCCAGATAACCAAAGAATGGATGGTCAAACTGCATGGCCACCCGGGCCCGCACTATCTCTTTAGGTATTTTACTTGTCATTTAACCTCCTTTAATCCAATCGCGAAGTAAGAGAAGTACACTAGCTGAAAGCATTACCGTGACTATAACAGTCATGATAGTAGGCATACCCATCGGAATAATCAGTTTATCGTACGTTATTCCTAAGAAGCCCACTGCTAGTAGTACGAGTGCCACCTTCTCGATTCGCTTTGTCATATTTCCTCCACCTCGGTAATAATTCCGAACATTGTCCAGATGATACATTTATGGTCTGCACAGTAAGTATCATCTCTGTGGTCAGGACACTCGTAACAAAAGGCTGTGATTAACGTGTCGCGAACATCGCTGGGATCGGGTTTTTGCTTAGTCTCTTTCTTTTCCATTACCTTTTCCTTTCTCGTTTTTCTATTAGTTCCTCCATAATTAGTTCACCTTTCTGATAATGTAAGTTCATTTCACATAGGACTCCTTCCACGTTTGGTGCGATAAGACTTTTCTAATTGCGATTCTTGAAACATTGAATTGTTTCGCCAGTGTTCGCTCGGAAACTCTACCTTTTCTGTAAGAACCACCCCGGGAGCTATACAAGTTTCTGATTTCACGTACTTTTTCCCAAGTTAACTTGGCATCCCATGTATTTTCCCCTTTAGGAGAATTTCTCCGGCCTCTATTCACACAATCGCGCGCATTCGTTTGTTTATCTCCTAAATATAAGTGGTCGGGTCTAACACATGGAGGGTTATCGCAAGTGTGACAGATACAAGTTCCCTCAGGTTGCCTTTTATTATGAAATATTTCCCAACTAATCTTGGCTGCGTTGACTCTTTTCCATTTGCCATCGACATACTTTCCCAAATATCCATAGGCAAATGGACGACTACCTTTGCAACCAGTCCATACCCAACACTCATTAGGTGTGCCTTTGTCTACCTTTGCCCAAAAACGGTCTTCTAGTCTACCAGCAGGTCTACTCATATCGCACCTCCCTTTTCTGTTATTATAAATAGGGCTATATGCGATGTCAAGTTATTAAACACTAATATACCATAATTGGGCTATATTACCTTGCGGATAATATCTGAGTGGGTTATCGCCCATTTTTCGAAGCTCGGAGCCAATCCCATAGCCGATTCGTCTTTTTGAGCCAGCATCGTGATTAACAGGACACTAAACTCGGTATCCAGATGCTTAGAATACTGGAGCATACGCTCGAACTCTTTCACGCCCTTGGCTCGCGAAGCCAGAGCCCCGACCAGGGCATAGGTCAAATCCAGACGTCCCGGGACGAAATTATCGCCCTTAAAGATAGTGTCGATGTCCGGTAGCTCTTTCTGAAGTTTTAAGAACGCCAAAAATTCAGCGGTGGCGCCTTTTCCTATCGTGCCGGTGAGTATTTCGGGCAGCATCTTCGTAGGTGCAATGTCAATGTGGCGGGAGGCGAAAGCCCATGTTCTTGGGCTGCAAAAGGCTTTTTCCGAGCTTTCCGGGTTAAAGGCAAACAAGAGCTCGGGCTTAAACCTGATGAACATTATTATATTGGGGTTCACCAGAGACTTTTTCGCCCAATCTACCCAATCATCCAGGTTTACCTCGAACTCAATATGAGTGAACCTGTTAGCTAACGCCGAGCTCATACGGTAAGTAACAGCCCTGTCTTCAATGCGGTTACCTGCCGCCATGATGTACCATAGTTTCTTGAGTGGGTGCTCCCCGATTTTATGGTCAAGAAAGGCTTGATACAGAACCGCTTGTACTAACGGAGGAGCACTGGTTATCTCGTCCAGAAACCAGATACCAGTGTCGGGTATCGCTGTATTGCCCTCAAAAGGAATGTCGGCTGGGGGCAACCAGATTGCTTTGCCATCTACTACCGCCGGAATGCCACGAAAGTCCGTGGGGTCGTGTTGGCTGGCTCTGGTGTCCAGCCAACCAACATTGGCTTCGTTTGCCACCTGTCTGGCTATCGCGCTCTTTCCGACGCCCGGAGCACCTTCCAGAAAAATAGGTGGAGCCAGTTCTGGCTCTTTAAGCGACGCCGCGATTACTTGTTTGATATAACTTGGTCTCATCTAACCTCCTCCTTGACTTCGACATCCTTGACTTCGACATTTTCAACTTCGAGTATGGTATCATCTGATTTGCTATAGAATCTCAACACGTTACCCGTCGGAGTCACGTATTGTATCCGGATTCCTTGTTGGGAAATCTTTGCCCAACCATTCCGGCCAGCGTATTCGTCTAACCCTTCGATTGTGTACGGTGTGAATTCTGTGTTTGTCATTTTTCTCCTTTTTCTTCTTCTTGATCTACAGTAAATTTCTTGAGCTCACCGCCCTGCCATCCTGTCAAATACAGCTTCACTGATAGTCCGGCCCCGTCCGTGCTTGACTTGAATAATGTGGGTACAGTCTTTACGCTCGGTACAATGTTCGATGCAACCACATTTGGCACAACACTGGTCAGGTTTCGACCAAATCCAGCCACACATCGCGCAGATTTTGGTCACGTTACGCGTCCAGCCCAAACAAGTACACCCGTACTTTCCCTCGGCGTCCCTACCTATTATATAGTCGCCGTGTCCGGAGCTGGAACGCACCGCCCATCTGCTTACCCATTTATCGTTTTCCATACTCTCATAGTCCTTTCTTTTTCATATCGTCGATAACGTAGCTAATCAAGGTTATCATGTCATCGTGAGCGTGATTGCAATCCAGTATGTCCTGTAAGCGCTCGGAGAACTTGGGCGGTAGAATCAAGATAAAGTTCTTTGAGGGCTTTACCCGTTCTCCGATAGAGACAGTTATTTTCTTTTCCATTAAACCACCCCCTTGAACGCCGGAAATCTTAGTTGTCCCCCATTAGTGTACTCCAGGTACTTGACTTTGATAGAAAATGGTAGTATCCACTTCGCCGGCTCGGGCTCTTTTGCCCAGCGACAGGGTCCCGGGATAAACATCCGCATTAGCTGACGAATCATGATATCGGTAAATCCCGTACCGACAGCGCCGACATAGTTGCCTTTTATATCACAGAGCACCAATGCACCAAAAGTAGACGCTCTTGCCCCCGTCCCGGCGGTATAGCCTACGGCGAGAAACTCGCCCTCTTGCCAGCACTTGACCTTCAGCCACTCCCGCTTGTTTTCATGATAGAGCCCATCTTTGGCTTTGCCGACAACACCCTCTAACTGGTTGGCTTTCATCAAGTCGAATAACTTTACCCCGTCATCGGACCATTCTGTTAGTTTGACGTTGTCTGTCTCGTTAACCACGCCTCTTAGCATTTCCTTACGGGTGAGTAGCGGGAAACGGGCGATAGGCGTATCGCCGCTCGCCACTATGTCAAAGACCGAGTAGCGGGCGGGGTATTGTTTGATGTTTTCGGAAATGCCATTAACTCGGTTGATTCGGTGCTGCAGATCGTTGAAAGTGTTGCCAGACAACACCTCCCCATCCAGGACGCAATCTGACTTAACATCGAACTTGAGGTCGGGAAACAGGTGTGTTTTCTCGATGCCGGACCGTCCCCACAGCCTCACATGACCATCCCGGATTACCGCTATTATTCTAGCACCATCCAGTTTCGGTTCAAATAACCACTTGCCACACTTGCCGCTCGAAAAATTCTTTAAATCATCTTCGGTTCCTAATTTACAGAGCATTGGTTTGAATGCTTGCACCATCTACCTCCTTAAACTCTTTCCTTAGTGTATGTTTCTTCCTTAATCTAAGGTCTCGGCCATTCTTGGTAGCCATCGTCCAGGAAGCGGATTTAATCTTCAGTCTCTTCTGCTTGGGCTTGTGTATCAAGTCTATGTGATGCTTGGGTAGAATCCGGTACAGCAGACCCGGGCTAATGTTCCAGCGAGTCTGTATCAGGCTAGGTCTAACCCCGTCCTCGTACTCGGCTACTATGATATCTTCCTCGGCTCGGGTTGGTTTGTATCTCCGAGTATGTCCATGACGAACCTGATACCGGCCTGTCGGGGCATCTTCTAGCATGGGTATTTGTTCCTTGGCTTTCACCCTGACAAAGCTTTTTTGCCCACAGTACGGACAATAAGGCAGATAAATATCTGGGACTTGAGTGCTATTTGGTTCCAGTATGAAACCGGCATGACACTTATTACACGTCCAATATAGTTTATTCACGCTAACCTCCTTTCTTCGCTTCCATTTGGGATATACTAACCTCCTAATCTCGCTAGTTTCTCGCCTTCCAGCGTGTAAGCCCAGTCCGCACAGTCAGGACAGAACAGGTGCTCGGGAAGTGTTTCCAGACCACCAAAGTAATCTAAGTCCCGACCGCATCTTGTACACCGAACTTTTAATTCGACTTTTGGCTCTGATTCCCATTCGGCGAGTATCTGGGCAAAAGTAGAACACCGGCAGACCGGGTCCTGGTCATATACGCATGATTTCATGTTTATCTCGCATATGGCGTACTCAGCGTCTTCGTTGCCTTTACGAATTATGTGAGGACAGCCCTCAGTAAGTGGTTTAAGCCATACTCCGGGCAATCTAGTCTGGTGCATCGGAAACCTCCTTAATTACCCCTTGTTCATAAGCTTCGCGAGCTTCCACCATTTTCTGGTATAGGGAATCGCACTCATACTTTGCGAGTAGCCACTTTTTGAACGCCTCACTAAGCGATTTTGATAGTTCTTCTATGCTCGCCATCTTAGCCTACCTTCGCAGCTTTCAGTGACGCCATTAGTTGCTCGACCAAATCTACTTCCTTGGGCGGAGGTGCGGCAGGCGTAGTGATAGTGATACCCTGTTTCTTAAGCTCGACCAGTTTCCGGAGAGCTTCACCATACTGATTAGTGTACTTCGCCAGGTCAATGTCCGTAGGCAAAGTATCGATGAGCATCTTAGCCATCGTAAGTTCCTTTTCGGTCACCTGCATCTTGGGTCGTTTTAGTTCCTCGGTGCTTCGCAAGTCGCTAGTCCAGTGCAATGTCTGCACATATAGCAGACCATCGCCGGTCGGCCGGATAGCACACAGATGTTCTTTACTTCCGGTCGTGATTTTGGCTACACCGATAGCTCCGGTGTCCGCCATAGCTTTCTCAAACAGGGCGAATGCCCGCATCCCGGCGTCCTCAGGTTCCAAGACATACACGGTATCATAGTACCGTATGTCGGAGATGGTTTTAACAAAGCCGTCTACCTGGATTGTATGAGCACTCGCCAGCGGCAGTGCCGCCATCTCTTCCTCGGTGATTGGGATGCAGTGCTCTTTCTTCCGGTCTTCCGGGAACGCTTTCATCAGGTCACCGGTTTCCAGCATTTTCTGGCAGGTTGGGCACCACTTCGGTTCCTTCACCGCCGTACCGCAGATATTTAACTCAATATCTGTATCGGGGACTACTACTTTACACGTTGGACAGAATGCCAACTCGCCGGACCCACGAATAAGTAAATCGACTCCCGTAATTCGTGAATGGCACTGGCTGTGATATTCGACCATGCCCCGATGAATGTTACACAAGCTGACCGAGCTCGCCTCATCAGCCGCCTTGTAGAGCTTGACCGGGATATTGACTAACCCAAAAGATACGGCCCCTCGCCACATTGAACGCATTTAGTTTCCCTCCTTTATTTCTAAGTCCCAGGGAAGATTATCAGAGCTCTGGTTTTCCAGAAACCAGTTCACAAAGTCTTCTACCCTATCTTCGTCCCATATATTTAATACTTTAAGTAACTCGATGATACAAGCGAGCTTATCCACCCGTACGAACCTATCCATAGTTCCTCCTTTACTTGTCCGCTAATTCTAGTACGATTTTGCTCAGGCGTTTGTAGCCACACTGGGCATAGTTAGTCTTCATCCAGTTAGCTACGTTCTTGGCTGTCCCGGCTTTCGCGACTACTTCGTCCATAAACTCCTGGCGAGCTTTCCGGGCGGCTTCGTCCATTTGAGCCAGTACCGTTTCGTTTACCATTTTATTTATCTCCTTTCTTCCTAAGATTGGCTCGACGACTCGAGTCTATAAAAAAAGGCGGGAGATATTTCTATCTACCCGCCTTTCACTATTGGGAGAGGAGTTTAATAACCCGTGACTTGTTGTCCGTGCCACAGGTCGAACTTTATCATGCACCCTACCGACCACTCATCGAGCCAGGGATAACAGAACTTGCATAGTCTCTGGAACATGAGTATCCCGCCTATGTCTCGTTTTTTGTGTGTCTGCTGACAGCAGAAGCACTTGAATTGCTCCGGGATAAGACCATATTCCTGCTCGGTTAGTTTCTGACGTGGTCTAATTAGTGGTAGGTTTCCGATACTGACCTGTGGCTCTGTGATAGTGTCGTTCCAATGCTGACTTACGATAACGATAGCCTTCATATCATCTTCCACATATAGAGAAAGGGCGGTTAGAAGTCTCTCTAACCACCCTTTCGTCTTTAGAAGTCTGCTATCAGGCTATTTCTTTGATGTGGATACCCTTGCCTCTCTCGGCAGATTCGATGATGAAACGTTGTTTCAACTGATTCCCATTCAAGTCATAAGGCTTCGTGAAGCACTCCGTTGTGTCTTTGAATTGCCAGCCTTTCATCAGGTATCCGAGAGCCTTGCCCATCGCACCTGCGGACTCGTAGTTCATGACTTTTCCGTCCTTGTGCGTTACGCTGGACTCTCCCCACTGAGCTTTCGTCTCTCCGGCTTTCTTCTTACCGCTTCCTGTGGCTTTCGGGTCAACGATGCCTGCCGTTGGAGTGCCTTCTCCGTCGGGAAACATAACCTGTATCTGCTTACCCTTCACGTCTACCATAAACTCTTTAGCTAGAGCCTCGACGAATTTCGGAAGCTCGGCTGTCAGCTTGGCGTTAAATTCGGAAGCCAGCCCTTCAGGGTGAGCCAGTTTGAAGTAGTCTTGAGCAATCTCAGTTCTATTGGCTTCGGGCAGTTTCATGATGGTCTCTCTAACTTTCTCAGGCAAGTTCTTCAAAATGGTCTCGAGTACGTTAGCCTGAGCCTCTGGTTTAACCTCTGGCTTGACCTCGGACTTAACCTCTGGCTTGACCTCGGACTTAACCTCTGGCTTGACCTCGACTTTAGGTTCTGTCTTGCCGAGAGCTTTACTCAACTGCTCCGGAGTCTGGGATTGTTGGTTCTGCTGTTTCTGTCTGTTGTCTGTCATTTTAATACTCCTTCTACTATATATTCTAACCTGTCTACCTTTTCCGATAACCTTTCGTCGTTCCTATTCAGCTACGGTGATAGCTAGACACAGTATAGAGCCTGACTGAGCATCTCATTCAGTCATGCAATTGTTAAGGTTCTCAAGTGTCAACGAGCCGCAAGGGTATCTAACCTTGCATAACCAGTGTAACACAGGCTGGCGGTAATGTCAACTTTTTTAGTAAATACAACTGTATTTTGAAACTTAACAAAAGCCTATTTTGTAAAGCCAGTACCAATAATGTATCTGCCATTATCATGCTTGTGGATATCTTTTGGCTATCCGCCAACCTTCGAGTTTGGCTTGCCAGTCAAATACCAGAGCTTCTTGTCTGTTTCGTATCTGACTTAGGATAGCGGCATGCTACTGAGAGGTTTAAAGACTGTGGTAGGCTTCCCACGGGTTCTGCCACGCAGGGTCACCGAGTCCACCCGCGACCGCCTTGAGAATCACAGCGGGATGGGTTTCGTGCCATTCTGTGGTGCTACTACCGCCCTTACCCTCGGCTACTACTTCCTGACCGGTGTATTCTACCAGCCCTAAGCGACGCAGGATATAGATGTAGTGCATGAACCCGTTATAGTTAATACAGTGGCGACTCTTAAGTGAGTGAGGGGCAAAGAAAAGCGTCTCACCGTCAACGGTGCCTTCGCCACCGGCGATATACGTGGGTAACCATTTATCCACCAGGTCGCTAAGTTCGTCGTGGTCTATCTTAACTCGTTGCTTGGGCTTAGTACGCCGTAAGACAGTAACGCTTTTCCGGATACGCCTGGCGGCTAACCGTTTAAACTCAGTGCCGGGGTCTTGCTGAACCGCGCTCTTGTAGGCGATATATATTTCATGTCCAGAGGCGTTCTGCGCGGCCAGGTAATCTCTGATAAATATAGACAACTGGACTTTGCGCTTAAACCCACCCCGGGCCCGGCTGACAGGCATTACCATGACTTATCCCTCCCCAACATCCTGGCTAGGACATCGTTTTGTGTACTTGGCGTAAGATTCTTGCTCCTGACCTGTTCTACAGAGCAAGGAATCCACTTCTCTGAATCGGTGTTTCGGGTAAACCAGCGGTTAGAATATACGGCGCCCGGATATAAGATATTAGAGATGCATAGGGCCTCTACACCGTCGCCGGTGAAATGCAAGACGCAAGTGGTTACAGTTTTATTGGCTTCCGAATCGCTTTTCACGTACTTCATCGCCTGTGGCTCGTACCATAGAAGGAGCTAATTTGTTATAGCTAATCGTTGTCTCGAACTTCTTGTGACCTAAATGGTCTTGCAGAGCTTTCTGCTTACTAACGTCGCCTTTGGCTTCAGCCAGCCAGTCTACCGCCAGGGCACTTCGGAAGTCATGTGGGTGAATATAATGATGTTTACCGGACTCAGTATTGAGAAAAATCCTTCCCCCAAGTCCGACAAGGTTAGCGGACTCTCGTACCAGTAAATACACTGTTTGACGTGTGATAGGGAATATTGGCATGTCTCCGCTGATTTTGGCTTTAATTAGATAAGAATCTAACAAATCCGAAGTTTGTCGTCCTATCGATATCATTCTAGTCCGCTCCTCGATTCCCACGGGGAGAACTTTTAGAAGGTCTGTTCCACACTTAGCACAAAACTTAGTAGACCGGCCGGCGATATGACTGCATTTAGGACAGTGTTTCTTAACGCCGCGTTTCAAGTGCGGGATAATAATAATCTGGCGCTCTGAGTCAAAATCTACAGCAGAAACAGCTAATAGCTCAGAGACGCGACAGCCGCAGTCAGATAATAATGTCAGCAACGTTTGGTCACGCAGATTGGTTGCGGTCTTTATCATGGCAGAGATTTCCTCCGCCGTTAAGCAAGTCCTGATTGGCATTTATTCTCCCTTTAGGTAAAAGTGGTTTCTTCTGCAATATAAGCCCGCAGGTATCGCACCGGTATCCGATACGACCCGGGCCTAAAAACCGGTATACTAAGTTACCGCCACAGGAGAGACAGTGTTTCATTTGTTTCAATCCACGCACCCGCGAGGGTGCGACAAAAGATTACTAAGTCTATCATAAAAGTTCCTGTTTATAATTAGTTTCCGCCAAATAATATGTTCCGGCGACTTCCAAGCCAGGGCTCTCCAAATACAGGCGCCCGCAGCCGTCAGGCGAACAAACATATACTTCTATTGTAGGTTCGTACGGGTGGGTAATAATTCTACCTAGTATGTTCATTGGTTTACCGCAAAGACAGTCCATAGGTGCACCTCTCAGTTAACAATAAGCTAATTATATACAGTTATTGTTAAAAAATCAAGGCCCTAGAATGCGTTTTTAAGGGCTTGAACGGCCTGGCAATACATAATCGTCTTAAGTGGCCGGTGTGGTGTTCCATTCTACAACCAATTTTCCGTCGCGGACGAAAAGGTTGGTTACTTCACAGCAACCTCTGGGTGGGACGCTGATTATACCAGGCTTGCGTTCAATAATATGGGCTTCGGCAGAACCGCTACGCCTGACAATTACTTTAAGTTGAAAAGCTAGCTGGTCACCGTTCTCTAAATGAATATCTTTAAGTTCCATTTATGACCACCATTCAGGCCTGGTAAGAAAAGCTAATTTATAATATGCTGGTACATTGTTACTTTCTTCATGAGAAAGTGTCGGATGAGCCGTCGGTTGCGTAAATGTAGGTGCCGGATGTGTATGAGTATTAGCTGCGCCCGTAGCACCGGCAGTCCCTATTTTTACGGCGGCAGTCGCCGTAGCAGCGATAGTACCCACCGCCCCGCCACTATGAGTTTGACTGGCGTGGGTAGTGTGTGTATGGGTGTTGGCACCGCCAGTCAGGCCGGGATTTTCTCCAGCAGCAACTATGCGAATAAACTTATCCCGTAAATCGGGAGTATTGTTCGTCCCATCGCATAGCTGCCATCCGGAGGGTATCTGTGCTAACGTACCGGCAAAGGCACGAACCTCTCGTTGTACGGGAGGGTCCAGTACCATAGACTGGATAGCCATGTTTTATACCGCCACGTCGTCGTACTTGGCTTCTAGTAACCCAGCAGCGGTTCTTTCAACGGAGACAACCTTGAATTGTCCTGCAGCGGGGTCTGTTTTAATATAACCGCGAGCCGTGTCTGCCATAGCGTCTAAGTTAGCCTTGGCAGCTCCAGAGTTTAGTTCCGTATTAGTTATTTCTCCAGACCCGATAGGACGAGCCGCAGATGCTACAGCGCTGGCTCGAGTGATCTGCGCCGTAGCGTTATTCACCTTACCTACGATTTCGTCGTCGGTGTACGAGGCAGCATTTGGGTCTAGGGTCATGCTTTGAATTGCCATATTCCCTCCTTAACTTTGTGTTTGACTTTCTCCAGAAATATTATACAAGACACGCAGAAACCCTCTTGGCAGAGTATAGGTTTGTAGGGACACGGTTTCCCTTTCCGATAATCCAGCTCGGGATTAGCCACGGCTTACCTCGTGATTGTTTGATACCCGCTCTTGGTAAAGGTAATAGTGTAATTGCCAGGAGTAATATCGTAAAACGCGTAGTTACCGTTACTATCAGTATTGGCTATCACTCCTGCCAGGTTTACTGCCACCCCGGATATACCCAAACCTGTGGTGGAGTCTGTTACCTTGCCGTTTAGTGTTCCTTTGACCACAATGGGTATCATTTCTACATTCAGAGTATTTTGACCTGATACAATGTTTATTGACACATCTAACCTCCCGTATTTTTTCTTGGTGAAATAGATAATATAAGTGCCCTGATGTATATTACTGAGAGAATATTCCCCTCTCCTGTTGGTACTATCGGTTTTACGCCCCAGTCTTACTGAAACATCCTGGCAAGGCTTGTTCGTTTGTCTGTCTATTACTATACCAGAAATATTTGCCATCTTGCGACTACTCCTTACCAGTGATTCTGGGTATCAGGAATACAAGGTACACGCACCCCGCTGGCGGTCAAATCGAGATTACGCCTCATAGAATTAAAATGGGCGGCGTTCATAGCCGAGCAATAACTGCCACTGTACTCGCACTGAAAAACGGCCTTACCGGCATTGACGAATACAGAGAGATTACCACACTCGCTATACTGATTACATTCTTCGTTAAGCACCCAATCGAAATCTCCGACGAGCTGAGACATTTGGTCAACGTCGTTCTTAAGCCCGACTGATAATCCTCGGGCGTGGCACTGCTGTGCTATCCAGCGGTTATATGTTATCTGGTTGCTGGCGGTCAGCGGGAATCCGCTATTATTAGAGTAGCCATCGATATTGTCCGGCTCCACGGCATCAAAACCATTAGCTACTGCCATGTCTAACCGGTCTGCCATAATAGCCTTAACAGTCTCGCTCCGGATGTCCAACCACTTCTCACCAGGCCAACCGTTGTTATTGCCTTTAACCGAAGCCGGGAATAGCGACGCGTCCGGTCGCCAGTCTTCCCACGTTCCAAAGCTAAAGTAAGCTATGACTATGCAGCCTAAAGCGTGTAACGAATCAACTACGCTCTTAGGAGTGTCAAAAGCGTCGATATCATAAACGGTGACATTAGGAATTACGTGACCCGGGTAAGAAAAGGGGGTGCCAATCTGCCATTGCCAATGAATAGGCGCGGCAGGCGACGGCTTCCACCACCCTGAGGGGGGGGCTGATGAAGGTATCATTTCTACGTTTAGTGTGTTTGGCCCAACCACTATCTGCATTAGTAAGCCTCCCTTATAGAACTAAGGTCTCGTACCCTGCTTTTTCGAATACTAAATTATAAGTTCCCGGACTAATATCCGCAAAGACGTAAACGCCCGAGCTATCGGTAACTTTTTCAGTTCCGGCGAGTTTTACTTTGACACCAGACAACGGAGCGCTGGTGCTAAAATCAGTAACCTGACCGTAAAGATGAGCGTCTCCTGGGGGCGACGCTTCAGCCTTTCTGGCAATTGCGATTACCAACGCGGCTAAGCCAATGCCGACAGCTAATTCTCTATTACCCATATTAGGTCCTCGTCAATGTGATTACTGGCGATTCATCCCCCAGGTCATCTACCAGCTTGAAATCGTGAGACGAAGGGATTCCAAATGCCGGGGGATTCCAAAGACTCCCATATAAATAAGGATCGACTCCCGGAATCAAGAACTCTCCCGGCTGTGTTACCGTAACACTTTGTCCTGCAGGTAAAGTCACTTCTAGAATTTTAGGGCTCAGCGCCAGTGACCAGACATTATTAATGTCTCTGACATACTCCCAGACCCGGTCATCCCGCCAGCCTGATTGTGAGTAGAGAACTTGAATCTGGCGTGTTACCGGTACCGAGTTCGGGTTAGTCAGGGTACAGGATATTTTAGCCAGGTGCCATCCGTAACCGATTCCAGTAGCCGGACTGAGTGTTCCTACCGGCGTTGAGAAAGTAAGCACATTTTCGGTTGGTGGAGGTGGAGGTAGAGGTGGAGGCACAACAATCAAATTCATGGTTATATTAAATTCGTTATTGCCCTCGATAGCAGTAATTTGAGTGATAATTTCTTCGTAATCAGTCTTGGCAAAACTGGCTGAATAAACATCTGGATCAATATCCGATAAAATATAAGCCCCAGCCGAATTTGTTTGCACGGTAATATCGCCGATTGTCACTGTAACCCCTGATATAACGTGATTATCAGTGTCAAATACTACACCGTATATATTAGCCTTCGCTGGCGGAGGCGGCGGCGGCGGCGGAGGTGGTGGTGGTGGCGGCGTTACTTCTACTTTTTTCCTGGTAGCCAGATATATAGCTATACCGACAGCCGCTATGCCCAGACCCGCCAGGGCTCCCTCTTTGTCACCCATGATACCCTCCCTACTTTTCCTGTTGTATCTGTTTAATGGTCGGGGACTTGGGATGAATAATAACTATTTTCTTACCGGTAGCGTTCAAGTGTTCTTTCCACTCGGAATGCAGTCTAAGGTTTAACGCCGGCTTATCCGGGTCGGTGGCCGGGGCGTCCTCGCCATTACCCTGTACTATATAACCATGAAACCGGAAACTATCTATAAGTGTTGCGGCAGTACATTTATTGCCTTCTTCATCACAGATAGAACCGGACGGTTTCTTCCCGGTCAGTTCTTCGTACAGAGCGCTGGCACTGCTGTGCTCGGTAGTCTTGCCTTTCTTATCCACGTAAATAGCGGCGGGCCAACGCTGTGCCATATGCCGTTTAGATTCGGCTACAGCTTCCTTGGCCGCCGGGGAACCTACACCTACGCTTTCACAAGTAGGGAAGGCCTCTACTACCTGAAGGATAGTTTCCGGTGCTATTTTCTTATTTAGCATAGCCATAAAAACTGTCTTTAAATCCTGAGATATACAAGATGCCATAATGCACCTCCCCTTACACTAATTTATGCTTACCATCCAGTCCGGATAGATGGCTTTCAACCTTAGAATCTATTAGCTCGACTTTTTTCTCGAGTTTGCCGACTGCGGCGGTGTTTTCTTCTTTATGTGATTTTACATTTTCGCATACGTTCTTTAAGCTGGTCAACATTTTACCCCCAGGCAACCCCTACCGATACCCCAGTCCCGAGTATTGAAATTAATAGGACTGCAAATTGCCACGTTACCATTAGGAGGGGCCTCCTTTAACAAGTTTATCCATGTCGGCCTTGCGAGCTTCCATGTCGGCTTTCATCTTAGCGAAGTGAGCTTCCATTTCTGCTTTCCTGGTTTCCATGTCGGTGCGCATCTTCTCGAAGGTAGCGTCCATTTCGGCCTTAGCTTGTTCCGGTGATTGTTTCATGCCAATCTCCATTTCGTGCCCGTCGGGACACTTTAGTTTTAAATGTAACTTGGATTTATCACCAACAGTCACAACTTGATGACCGCCTTGCATTATACGTATTTTATTCTCTTCTCTGACTTCTGTATATACCGGTTTGTGACATATCTTGCAAAAATAGTGCTTGTCGTTAAAAGTCATAGCCATGAACTCCTAAATAATATCTATCATTAGTAATCTATTAGCAATGCTAGGCATCGTTATCGCTCCGCCTGTCGTTGCCGGGTCATTTGTAACAAAGGGTTCACCTTCCCGCGCATAGCCCATTACTTTTAAGTCTATAGCTGCCTGGGCCTGCAGATAAACAAAGGGTTCGCCTTCCCGTGCATACCCCATTGCCAATTCATTAGTTTGCGTTACCATCGCGTCTCCTTAAGCAACACTAATATCATGGTCTGCTTTATCTCCAACGAAATCTTTATCAGGTCGCATAATCACGCATTTTCTGCCGAACTGATATTGAATAGGTGTAATGAGGACTCCCCTGGCAGCCGCTTCGTAGAACTCGGTAAATTCTCCTCCCAGATACATGCCTACATGTCCGAATGGGTTGCCCAGTGCCCACTTTTCTATCTTATCCCAAGGGGACCTGGTCAATTCAAAGACTAAAATATCGAGGGGCTGTAATTTAGTTTCCATTGCTATCCCTCCTCTTCGACAACGATTCGTGCTTATCCCGATTCTGCCAAATCCAACATTCAGAGCAATAGTTTTCCTGGCAAAGTATTGCAGAGTCGACTATACACGGGTTGCCTTTGTGCCAGTCTTCCATCTTATTTCGCCTCTGGTTTATCTCCCAACACCCATTGCAATATAGCAATTTCGTGTTCGTACATTACGATGGCTGTGGTATCCTTATCGGCATTTGCCTGTTCGAGTCTAGCTTTGCAATATCCGATTCTCTCAGCGACTTCTCTTAAATCCTTCATGCGCTTGCTCCTGGCGGTGTATAGCTCCCGGTATCGTTTGGGGGAGTCGGGGTGGTAGTCTGGTCATTTGACTTAGTATTAAAGGGGAAAGAGCCATTGCCCAGCTGACTGGCAATCTTGTTACCTAGTACATCAAAGCCAGCGCCACCAAGGAAGGCATATAGCAGTATCTTCTCCCGGGGAAGGTCGGACATAGAATATGTAGCTGCCCAGATTACGCCGGCAATAAGAGAGCGGATAATAGAAGCGCCGAACTTTTTCTTATTAAAAGATTCTTTAGAGTCGAACCAGCCAAGCATGGCCACCACCAGACCCCCGACGAAAGCCGCTAAGGCTACAATCCAGATATTCATCTTCTATTAGTCCTTTTTAGCTGACAATTGGCCCTCGACATTGCCTAGCTTTTCGGTTATTCCGGCATGAAACTTGCACTGGTAACCGTTGTTAAGCTTCTTATCCAAGCTATCAACTTTCTGCATTATCTTACCTACAGCGATTCCAACCCCTAAAATTGCAATTATCGTTGCTATCTGTGCCCACAAGTTAAACATGTCTACGGGTCTCCTTTATTAGACTGTTATCTGCATGGTATAGGTCACAACCAGGATTTCAGTATCAGCCACTACGACTGCAGGACCTACCACGTCTCGGCAGATACAGAACATATATACTACCGTATTGCTGATCCATCCCGGAGAATAAATTCCGCATTCTTGGATTGTAATGTTGCCCCCACTGTTGTTCGTACAATATCTGCGAATAACCATAGCTCCGTTTGGGTCAACAAATGTTGGGAGAACAACTTCAGTGCCACCATACTCCAATTCCCCTGCGGCATGGCCGTTATTTACACGAGCTACCAGGGTATTATCAGTAGGCGTTACTGCTGTGTTGTTGGTACCTACGATTATTCCATAATCTTTTCCCAGCCATTTTACAGTGGGGAAAACAGCACTACCATTACCACCTTCTGCCAAGTTGTGGAGGCTATTTCCAGCAGGGGAAGCGACTGCAAGGTTTTGAACACCCCAGGCTTTTTTATCTAGTGTTCTCGCTGTTGCACTAATGTCGAGGATACCAGCGAGAGTATTGGAGTTATAGCCAGCAAGTATATACCACAGGTCAAAGAAATGTTTGAGCCAACTGCGTGACGGCTGTTCCCTATATTCGAGCAGTTCGCCATCTTTAGAATGGCGTTCAAATCCAACAGTCGTAAGTATTTTTCCCATATTTCCTCCTATACTACTGCCTGGGGTCTGTAATTAACCGTTAAAGTTTGTCCGGGGGGCACTGCTATGCCCCCGGCTATAACATCACGGATAATCATGAAATAGCCAGCGGCAGCAGAATAATATGCTCGGCAATATAAACCTATTTCGTTAACTGTTATGGCTCCTCCAGAGGAATTTGCAAAGTTACGGGTAATTGTCATTTGTGAGGTGGTAGCGTCAGCACTGGGAGCTCCGAAGGTTACTGCTCCATACTGAAGTCTTCCCGCCGTGGGAGGAGCCGCATCGTGTTGTATTATAGTCCCTAAGGCATAGTCAGAAATGGTAGGGGCAACAGCGCCAGTACCTACGACAATGCCAAAAGTAATTGTACCCGCACCGGCTAGAACATCTAACCAATATCCAAGGGATCCGGTCCAGTCTACATATACACCTCGAAGTGTATTGCCTGTGTCACGTACATTATTTGGACCGCCAAGATTCATCACAACGCACATTATCTGCAAGAATTGTTGAACGAAGCTCTCCGAGCGCTTAATGACGTGCTCCTGTACCTTGCCAGTTTTATGGTCACGCACCATCCACTCTATTGCACAACCCATCTCCCCCTCTTTGAGTACATGGGGTATTGTTTTAGGGTCGATTACCCTCAAATCATGAATTCCCTCTATATTAGTTTGAACCTTTCCGAAATCACTAGTTTTTCCCATGAAATTCTCCTTAGAGTAAGTATTCCCACCAAGATTGTGTGCCTTTAGGTTGGGTGACAATGTTGACGAAATTGGTTACTTCGATACGAACCCAGTAAAGGTCCATACCTTGCACAACATGAGTAACCCAGTCGCCTTGGGGAGAGTGTTGCCAGTATTTCAAACCGCTACTCATAAATTGCGCGCTGGTTTCCACTTCATCAACACAGTTGGTCCAAGCACCATTCCAATATTTCATTACCAGAGTCCAGTTGCCGGCCCCGGCAATTCCAATATTAATAGGAAAACAGTGAGCCTTATAACGTGAACCAAGCATATAGGCATCGCCAACCGCAGGCGCTGCCGGCAGAAGTGTCATATCATTAGCAGCTCCACTCTGAGCCGCTGCAGTTTCATCGGTTTCCACTCCGCCATCATCAGCTACCGCTCCATCTATAATCTGCTGTAGCCCGAGATTACGGGTAAATGGTCCATTCTTGGCTATGCTCTGGTCTGCCAATGCTATCGCAGATACTGATTTAGCCGAAGTAAATGACGGCGTTAGTCGACTGATATAATCAGCCGGCGCATCAAGATAGGCCACCTCATATGGGCTAGTAAGCGGAGCGTTCTTAACTATCGATTGATCGGGAGTGCCTGATACTACAGTTTTTGACAGTCCAATGTTGGCAGGAAAATAGCGGCTATAATATGTACCCCCTGGTTGCCATGAAGGAATTACTCCTGGGCCACCAGATGTCAGAACTAAATTGGCAACTCCGGCCGGTAGTCGGACTAGAACACCGCCGCCACCTCTAACAACAAGGTCGCCCTGAATCATCCCCAGGGCGAGCTCTTTCAAATTAGAGATACCTTTAGTCTGCCAATTTTTGTCGGCATCTATGAGAAGCTGGGAGAGCTTGGTAATTCCTCCACCAGAAGATTCAAAGCTCATGCTATGAACCCCCATTCCGGAGGATGCGTAGGACCTTTGGTTATTAATTCGGTACTGGCAGCGCCGGGAGTTATCTTAACTATTTTGGTGCCGTCATGGTAAATCATGTCACCTTCAGCCATGCCGGCGACAACCTCTTTAATATTAGAGATGCCCATGGCGGCCCAAGCCTTATCAGCATCGATGGTAAGTTGGCTAAGTTTGGTAATTCCGCCGCCGACATCTTCAAAGCTCAATTACATGGCCTCCAAGGCATATTCGAAGGTAATGGCCTGGCCGTTATCGGCCGCATTGTCGGACAGAGCTGTAATAGTAAGCACATTGGCTATCTCGAAAGTGCCGTTAATAATGGCATGGGCAGGCGAGTCGCCACCGGGAACGTTATATGTGTTAGGCTTTGGAGGATAAATCATCCTCTGCACGCCATTTACCGAGATGTACATACGGAGGCTGACATTGCCGATCAGGTTTTGGATGCTGACCATTGCCGAGTGTACTTTGTACCTGACTCCGACAGCTCCTATAGTAGTGATTGTCTGCTCGGCAGCCTGCCAGTTGGCCGTAGTAGAGCCAGCAACTGGGGTTTCTCCCTGCAACTTTGATATCTGGTCGATGGCCACACCCAGCAAAATCATTAAGATTTCATCGCCGATAGCTAAGGATGCGGTGAAGGCCGGGCAGGTAACCAGACCGGTTGAACTAACAAAAGCAGTTGCTATTTGTGATTCGCCCTGGGGAGCGGCACCTGTCCCGGTAGCTTTTCGTGCCACGAAGACAGCAAAGCCATTGAAGTAGCTATCTCCGAATCCTATCAGAGAATCACAACGAAACTGGGTAGCTGATACGACTTGGCTAATCCGTGCCCATTTGACAAAGCCTTTTTCTGGCAAGGCCACGCCTGAAGCTGTAGCCATTTCATATCACCTACCTTTCACACGTTACAGATATTGCGTCATTGGCTGCTACGGCTGAAGCCCAAAGCACCTTCGCATTCTTAACGTTGTAACCAATGACACCTCCTGCAGCTAATGGAGTTACCTGGTTAACATTAATAGCAGACGGTCCAGATTCGCCGATATAAACAATATTGGCGTTAGTTGGCCAGGCTACTATTTGTAGCGCCATGCCGTCGGGCACTTCAAAGTCGGGGAGCTGGACAGCTTGTGCTGCCACCGGGAACAGTACTCTAACCGATTGTATGTGAGTTCGGTTGGTTGGCCAGCCTTGTGTCCCAAGAGATAAACTCCCGAGAAGCTGAACTAGCTGGTCGAGCCTATCAAGAGTCTGTACCCCATTTTCCGTTATCGAGATTAATAACTCGATGATCTCCGGAGGAAACTTTATCTCCTGTCCCGCCTGGACAGGCTGCCCCTTTATCAAAGCTATTGCGGAGGCGACAGCGGCGGCACTACTCATAACGGCAGCCGTCTTAGCGGCATTGTTATTGTCTGCCATAGCAGCACCTCCTATCCGTTAATATCGCTGAGAGTGTTACCGGTGGTGGTAACGCGCAGTTCGGAGTTACTTGTAATAACTGTAACATTTCAGGCGGGAACGGTGATGCTGTCGATCGCTTCATAGCAGCGATAGCGGCCGCTATTGCCGCCGCCGTGCTCATTACCGCCGAAGTCTTAGCAGCCTGCTCTCCAGAGAGTCTGTCAAATGTCATGAGACACCTACCTTATCCGATTTCTTCGGCTTCTATCTGAACATCGATGCTACCGGCACCGACTGCGTCCGGCCAGGATACGATAGTCGCGGCAAGTTCCACCTGGGGAATATCAAACTCATTGTAATCGTCGGTAGTATTGGCTATGGAGTATAACGCCGGGATAGCGTCTACGCCCGCGCCAACTCCGGTGCCGATATGTACCCAGGTATTGCCCGCATTATTGTTGCGGATTTTCAGTCTCTTGATTTTAAGAGTCTTGGTACCCACCATACCGATAAAGGTACTGCGGGTCAATATGGCCACTGCGTTGCCTGCGCCGATAGCGGCTAAGTTAGTAACCCCACCCTGACGCCGTCTGCCCTGCAATAAATCAAGCATTTAATTCCTCCATTATTTAGTGGAGAGGGACGGCTTTGTCCCTCTCCTATTTTATCTTATGGTTTCCCAGCGAACCCGGATGCGACTATGTAGACACAAGCCTCTAACCCGCTCTTGATTTTCTGGACAATATTAGCGGGTAGTTCTTCTGTGATGAAACGATACCCGTAAGCGATTATACGGCATTGGGCAATAGCGGCGGCCGTGTAGTTGATGCCTTCAAAAGCCGGGTTGCGGTCCTCCCAGACAAACATTTCTGTCAGGTGGCCGCACGGGTCCCTGGTAACGATTGTCGGGTCAACCGGAACCTGCAAGTTACGTAGATTCATACGACCGTCGACGTTGGGCAGGAACAACCTGATCTGCGCGGTATCCAGCGGATACCACCGAATCTGGCCGAACTCGTTGCGCCAGAACTGTATGTTGGCCGCCTGGGTTCGTGCACTAGTTGTGCCCGCGGCGATAGCTCCGATGTCTAAAGCTTGAAAAGGCGCGATGGGCTCTAACCAGATAACCCGGCGGTAATGGTTGTCATTGGCGTACTTGACGCAAACGTTGTGGCCGATTAGCGCCACTGGCTCTACCAAGCCTAAGCCTGACTTGTGCGGGAAAAGATCATATCCCAAAGTTTCTCTCCTTTGGCCTCTGGCTGTCTGCCGAGGCTCTATTTACTTTACTCGCTTATGCTGCTACTACTGTAACCGCGTCGCCCAACGGGATGTAGGTTAATATATAACGTGTAGACCCGGTACCGGCAGCCGCCGTCATGGTAACCTGAATATTACCGGCCATTAAAATGGCTAAAGGGAAAGACCCGTATTGGCCTGATACGGCTACGTTTTTCGCCATACTCACACCCACACCAGCTACGCCGACCTGAATGGCATCGCCCGGGTCCCCATTGTGAATATAGAGAGTATTGACGGCGTTAGCCGTAATAATAGCCGCGCCGGTATCCATTACGGTTGGGCCAACGCTATGCCGGAGCTGCATTGTCGAGGCACCGCCAGCCTGTATAATTGTCCTTACACCGATTAAGCTGGTAACAGCGATAAGGCCACCGGCGATAGTGAAGATAGATTGCCAGACGTTCTGAGGGTCGGCGGCGGCGGCCCGGTCTGCGCGCCAGCCGAGTGAACCAGCGCCCCTGGCAGTCGTCCCCGGGACGGCGCCACTTGCTAGTATTTGATAGATAGCCTCTACTAAAGCCTGATTAGTTGCCATTTTCCTCCTCTGTCTTTAAGGATTATTTTAGGTTCCCACGCACCCGTAGGTGCGAATTATATTCAATTTAAAGGAGAGGGAGGGCGAACCCTCCCTCTCTTAAGCTAAACAGTCACTATGGTAGTACCTGCGATAACGGGGATATAGAATAATGTCCACTGACTGGTGCCTTGCACGGCAGAACCACGAACGAATATCGTGCCAGCCGGGGCAAATAATTTATAATTCCCGCTAACTCCGGTTAATATCGTGGTCAGTGTGCCTGCTACGTAGTTCATGCAGATAGAGTCGCCAACATCGAGAGTATCGACATCGGCCGCTACTGACCAGACTACAGATGTACCTGTAGCTACGGTTGGGTTAGAGCCTGCGGTAATTGTGCAGGCTGCGCCAGCCGCTACGGTAACCACACCGTAAATTAGAGTTACGATTGCCAAACCACCCGCAGAAACGGTAAAAGTATCGGTATCACCGTTGGCGTGTGCCCGGGCAGTAGCCGTAACCATGTAACCAAGACCACTTCGGTATGCCACGTTTCCTCCTGTTTGGAGCTTATTTCACTCCTGATTTATTCAGGATAGGAATCTCACCTATCCAATTTACTTTAGACAGCTCTTACTCTAGCGGTATCATCTATCGGGATGTAGCTGATCACGTAGCGAGTGGCACCAGTGGTTACTATACTGATAGTAGTAGTGATACTGCCTACGCCCAGTATGAGACCAAACATGTTCATGCCACCAACTCCACTCCCTTTGATACCACCTTGAAGCGGGGCTACCGTGTTTGCTACACCGGTACCCACACCGATTATCAGCGCATCAGCGGGATCACCGGTAATAGTAACTACAGTGCCCACTGTTGCTAGTCCGGTAATTCCGGCTATACACAGGTTAGTCGCGGTATGGGTGAAGACCTGTGTCGCGCCAGCCCCGCCGGTACGAGCGGCAGTAACGATACCATATAATCCGGTTAAGATTATATAGCCACCGGCTACTGTAAACAGGTTAGTCGGGCCCACCGCGTCCGCGGCGATGACTCTCGGTACACGAATACCGAGCCCGGCGTCGAAATAGGATGCTTTTATTCTACTTGCTAATCCCATTTCTTATCTCCTTATGCTAATTCTACGCGTGAGCGAGGAGAAAGTTTGTAGTATAGCAATGTCCATTCCATGGTAACTGTGCTAACTGCGAACGTGCCGATAAGGAAGGTCGGGGCCAGGAGTGGTTGCAGACCGATGGTTGTACCCTTGGGGTAGAATAACGCATCGGTGTCCGGAAGCGCAACGGCGGCTCCGGCCTGGACTACGGCCACGTTCAAACCAACATTGACTATCGTGCCTACAGCGCCGTTAATAGCGATAGCACCGGCGTCCATGCCGATACCACCGGTAACGGTAACAGCTAAGGTTGTAGCGCCGCCTGAAGCCGCGGTATGCATACCGACAAGTTTGAGGGCAACAATAGCACCGTCACGCACGGCGAAGAAGTTGTAAGCACCAGTAACACTGGAGTAGACCTGTGATGGTCGAAAAGCACGACAGATATTTTGCTCGTGAGTACCCTTAATTAAAGTTGCAAGACTCATAAATTTACCTCCTTTTACGTATGAGCCAATTTTACTCCCTAAAGGAGAAGGAGGGGGAGGGTGTTAATTCCACCCTCCCCGCCTATTTGGTTAACTGATGTTAGCGCCGAGACGTTCGATAATGAACGCACCAAAGGCGAAATCTTCGCCCAGAGCGCCGACGGGCAAATTGTAGTATAACTCGATGTAAACCACATCTTGCGGGTCATAAATGACGGGCTCGGTGAAGTAAACATCGGGTTCAAGCTTGGCACCGGTTTCAAGCTGCAGGAAGAACGAGGCCCGGGTGGTGGCACCGGTACCGCCTACGCGGAACCGTAAGCCAGAGACGGTGGGATTGGCATCGTAATCTGCAAACTTGTAGAACACGGCGATCTTGCTGTTAGCCAAGGTCGGTGCAAAGAGTGGTAAAGCACCAGCATCAAATGCAGAACCCCAGCCGGCAGCAGCAATAGCCGGATTCCGGTATTGCTCGATGGTCCAACCGATAGCCGCGCCACCGAAGTCGGTGGAGGGTAGGGCATGTCGTACAACCAGCTCATCGCGGGTTCTAGCCAGGCCCAGAGCCAAAGCTCTGTTGATGCCAGCTTCGATAGCGGCGGAACGGAATACCTTGATATCGGTAAGGGTCAGTTCATTGGTCGGGACTATATAACTCATTCGTGTATGCCTCCTACTAGAGTTATTAACTTTCCTGTCGACCACCAAATTTGGCAGGAAAGCGCTATTGGACTAAATTACACTAACCGCACGTTCTGGTAAGGTGTCTCGGCTGCGGGACCGGGATATCGGGAAACACGCATCCCAACGGATGTACCTACACGGGCCGCTGCAGGAGTGCCACGCAGCATGTTGTATAGCTTTTCGAAGGCAAGAGGGGCTGAAGCTATAGCAATATTTTTGATGAACTTCTGCGCGGTCGGGCTGCCCCACCCCATGTAAGCTGCCAGGTAACCGCCACCTGCCATTACGTAGGTCGCGACATCGGCAACGGGTGTGGTTCCAATGGTCTTGGTGCTGGCTCTGGCCATGATGTTCACGAAGGTGACCAGTGCTGGAGCCCCAACATCGTTGACAAAACTGAGGTCTGTAGCTCTCATAAGAATCTCCTTTTTTTAAGTTAAGAACTCTCGTCGACCACCAGACTTTCTGTCTGACCTGGCAAGAGCTATGTTAATACTAATTCATATTGAAAAATTGTCAAGTACGTGCCAGAGTATTTTTGCTAGTTGTCGTTGGTTTCTTCTTCGTACCTTTTGCGATAGCTACTCCGGCTAGAGCGGCCCCACCGATAATCGCCACCGGTAATACCCACGACGGTGTTTCACTGCC